CTTTGAAATTTCCCCGGAGGGATTTTTTGATAGTGGGTCCTACTTTAAACCAGCCATGCAGAAGTTATTTGGGTAACACTTAAGGGGGCTTATAAGAAATAAATCAGCTGCACTGTTGATTCATTCCGTTGTTGGCCCTCATTATGTGATGGTTTATTCTCCTTTCCATAAACTTTTAAAAGTTTATGTTTGAGTTTATTTATGGTTTCTTATAAGTCGCCTTAAGTGCTACACAAGTAAACTACTAATAATATATTTTTGGGAAGAAAGGAGTAATAAGTATGACGAAGAAAGTAAAATTACCGTCTGATACTCCAAAGAAAAAAGAGATCAGACCTGCGTTAACTCCAGAGGCCAGAGAAAACCAATTGATATATTTGGCTACTGAATTAGCTGAGCAACAATTGAGAGATGGTACAGCTTCATCACAAGTTATTACTCATTATCTCAAACTAGGTTCTTCTAAAGAGAAGATTGAAAAAGAAATTCTTGAAAGACAGAAAGATTTGATTACTGCAAAAACAGAAGCACTTCAATCTGCTAAACATATAGAAGAACTTTACGCTAATGCTATCGATGCAATGAAATCATATAGTGGCACTGGAGGTCATGAGAATGATGAAGAGGAATATTAGAACGTATTCTGAATTGTCTAAACTTAAAACATTCAGAGAACGATATGAATATTTGAAACTCGATGGAATCGTTGGCGAAGAAACTTTTGGTTTCGACCGATATATTAATCAGATGTTTTATAAATCTGAGGAATGGAAACGCATAAGAAATTATGTCATAACTAGAGACAACGGATGCGATTTAGGAATACCTGATCGTAAAATAGTAGACAGTGTGATTTTGGTTCATCATATGAATCCTATAACTAAAGAAGATATAATTAACAAGAACGAGATATTATTAGATCCAGAATATTTAATCACAACTATAAAACCAACACATGATGCTATACATTATGGTGATGAAAGTTTATTAGCTGAGGATTTAGTTATAAGATCTAAAAACGACACTTGCCCTTGGAAAAGATAGGAGGAATAAACATGAGTAAAAAATCCAAGAAGAAAAATAATCTAAAGGAGGAGAAGATTATGGAAAATAATAATATTGAAGAATCAAACCAAAACATAGAAGAAGTTACTGAAGTAACAGAAAAAACTACAGAGGAAAGTACTGATAAAGTTGATGAAACTGTAGAACAAGTAGAAGAAACTGTTAATGAAGTTGAAGAATCAATTAATGAAACAGAAGAAACTACAGAAGAAGTAACTGAAGAAGTTACAGAACCTGAGGTAATTGTACCTAACATTGAAGACGGTGTTGAAAACAATGAAGTTATAGGTAAGATTAGTGGATTTGAAAAACTATATGTTAGAAAAGAAGCTAATAAAGATTCTGAACCAGTAGGAATAGTTACTGATAAAGATGATTTATCAATAGACGTTATTCATTCAACTGATGACTTCTATAAAGTAATTACATCAAACGGTTTAGAAGGTTATTGTGTTAAAGAATTCGTCAAAATAGATTAGAGGTGATATGTTATGGAAGATACGACTGAAACTTTAAATGAAGTAGAAAATGTTTCCACTGAAGATGATAAAGTAGAAAGTAGTATACTAAATAGCATAAAGAAATTATTAGGCATTGCAAAAGAATATACTCAATTCGATGCTGATATAATTATGCACATCAACTCTGTATTTATGGTTCTTAACCAGTTAGGAGTTGGTCCTGCAAAAGGATTCAGAATTACAGGTCCTGAACAAAAATGGGAAGACTATATCACAGATGACGATAATTTAGATGCTATCAAGACTTATATACATCTAAAAGTAAAAGTGGTATTTGATCCACCTCTTAATTCTACAGTTATGGAGGCTCATAAACAAATGATCTCCGAACTCGAATGGCGATTAAACGTTCAAGTTGAAGAGGAGGTTTAACCATGTGGGAATACAATAATTTAGATGAACTATATCATCATGGCATACTTGGTATGCGTTGGGGAGTTAGAAGATTCCAAAGAAAAGATGGTAGTCTTACGCCAAAAGGTAAGAAAAGAAGAATGTCTCAAGATGCTATAGATGCTAAAAAGTTGAGTAAGAAAAAATTATATGAAATGAGTAATGATGAAATCAGAACTCTTAATAAACGTAAACAACTTGAAACCGACTATAAGCGTCTAAACAAGGGACAAATAGCAAAAGGCATGGCTATAGTTGGAAGTACTGCGGCATTTACTGCTTCAGTAGTTACAATAAAGAATAATGCTCCACAACTTATTAAATCTGGAAAGAACGCTGTTGGCGCTTTGAAGAATTTTAGGTTGAAATAGGAGGTGTAGTCATGGCTTTATCTAATAGAGCTATTCCAAAATATTACGGAGCATTTCGAGAAGCTGTTATGCGTGGTGATATACCAGTTAATGAAGAAATTTCTATGGAAATGCATCGTATAGATGCTTTAATAGAAAATCCTGGTATTTGGTATGATGATGAAGCTGTTGAAGGTTTTATAAGATATTGCGAAAATGAATTAACACTAACCGATGGGGAGGATTTAGTATTACTTGACACATTTAAATTGTGGGCAGAACAAATCTTCGGTTGGTATTATTATGTTGAGCGTAGCGTTTATGTGCCATCTCGCGATGGACATGGTGGACACTATGTTAATAGACGTATTAAGAAACGTCTTATTAATAAACAATTTTTAATAATAGCCAGAGGTGCTGCTAAATCGCAATATGAATCATATATTCAAAGTTATTTCTTGAATGTAGATACTTCAACAACACATCAAGTTCATACGGCACCAACAATGAAACAAGCAGATGAAGTGCTATCTCCTATTAGAACTGCCATAACTAGAGCTAGAGGCCCTCTATTTAAATTCCTTACAGAAGGATCTATTAATAATACAACAGGCACTAAAGCCAAACGTGTTAAGTTAGCTTCTACTAAAAAGGGAATTGAGAACTTTTTAACAGGTTCATTGTTAGAGATAAGACCCATGTCTATAGATAAATTGCAAGGTTTAAATAGTAGGATTAATACTATCGATGAATGGTTGTCCGGAGATGTTCGAGAGGATGTCGTTGGTGCTTTAGAACAAGGTGCGTCTAAGAATGAAGATTATTTGATCTTAGCTGTTAGTTCAGAAGGTACAGTTCGTAATGGACCGGGTGATACAATCAAAATGGAGTTAATGGACATCTTAAAAGGGGAGTATAACAATCCTCATGTATCTATATGGTGGTATAAATTAGATTCCATTGACGAAATAGCCGAACCAGATAAGTGGGTTAAAGCTAACCCTAATCTTGGTAAGACTGTTAGCTATGAAACATATCAATTAGATGTTGAGAAAGCTGAAAAAGCTCCAGCTAATCGAAATGATATATTAGCTAAAAGATTTGGTATACCTATGGAAGGTTATACATATTTCTTTACTTATGAGGAAACTTTAAAGCATCGTAAACGTGATTATTGGAATATGCCTTGTGCATTAGGAGGAGACCTTTCGCAAGGAGACGACTTCTGTGCGTTTACTTTCTTATTTCCATTGCCTAGAGGAGAATTTGGTATAAAGACTAGAAACTATATAACTGAGCGTACATTAATGAAATTGCAACCAGCGATGAGAATAAAGTATGATGAATTTATAAAAGAAGGTAGTCTTATAGTTATGCCTGGTACTGTTTTAGATATGATGGCAGTATATGAAGATTTAGATAATCATATAATTGAAAGAAATTATGATGTTCGTGCTTTTGGGTTTGACCCTTATAATGCTAAAGATTTTGTTGAAAGATGGGAAAAAGAGAATGGTCCATTTGGTCTTGAAAAAGTTATTCAAGGAGCTAAGACCGAATCTGTCCCATTAGGGGAGTTAAAGAAAATGGCAGAAGACAGACTATTATTATTTGATGAAGAGTTAATGACTTTTACAATGGGTAACTGTATTACTCTTGAGGATACAAATGGTAATAGAAAGTTGTATAAAAAGCGTTATGATCAGAAAATAGATGCTGTTGCAGCTCTAATGGATGCATATATCGCTTACAAAAATAATAGAGAGGCTTTTGAATAATAGAAAGAGGGTATATATTTGAAAAAAGTAGTTCGAGATATGTTAAAAATTTATAAACCTTATTCTAGTTTAGATTGGATGAATTATAAACTTGTTAAAAAAGATGTTACTTTTCATCACATACAAAAAAGGTGTGATGGTGGAAGATTAGAAATAAATAATGGTGGATTATTAATGCCAAATAGTCATGCTTATTTACATCTTATAGAGTTTTTAGATTTAGATACATATTTGTTGTTAAACGAAATTTTTAAAGATGTAAATTCTCAAGGTTACGAACCAGAATATGCACAACGATTAATAATAGAATCTTTATTATCTAGTTTTGAGTCGGTTCATAGATGGGATAAAGGTAGTAAAGGAAAGCTATTAATAAAAAGAAAATATTTAGAGAGGTGGTAACTATGTGGACTTATAATAAAACCGAAAATTTACCAGGAGATTCGTTATATCATAGCGCTGATGAATTATACCACTATGGTATTCTTGGTATGCACTGGCGTCATAGAAAAGCTCAGATGAATAAAAATAAAAATAAAAAGTCTAAGCATATATTAAGAAAAGTTATTAAATCAACTACAAAAACAGCAGCTAGTGTCGGAATAGGTGGATATAATAATGAAACTATAAGTAATGCTAAAAAAACAGCAAATTATGCAGCATTAACTCAGAATATGTCGCCGGATTATAAACATAGATTTGTGAATAAATAAGGAGGAATAAACATGTGGACTTATAATAAAACCGAAAATTTACCAGGAGATTCCTTATATCATAGCGCTGATGAATTATACCACTATGGTATTCTTGGTATGCATTGGCATCATAGAAAAGCTCAAATGAGTAAAATCAATAATAAAAAACGCTCTGGTAAAAGACCTACTAATAAACAGATAGATGATTATGTTAATAATACAAGAAAAAATGTTCGTAGAGGTAGACTTGGTTCAACAATGGCTGTTGCTGGAGCAGGTTTATATGGTATGGCTAGAAGAGCAAAACCTACAAACTCAAAAGAATTAGCTGCTAATAGAGTTGCTAGGATTTTTGGAGCATCTATGGTTGGTGGGGGTTCTGCTTTATACGTTAATAGTAATCGTAAAAATATTAAAAATTATAAAAAAACATGGTAGAGGAGGAATAAAATGTGGACTTATAATCAAACCGAAAATTTACCTGGTAATTCCTTATATCATAGTGCCGATGAATTATACCATTATGGTATTCCTGGTATGAAATGGAAAAATCATATATATGCTGTACGACAAGCTAAATATATGAATAAAGCTAAGAAATATAGAAGTGAAGCTAATGGATGGGCTAGGACAGCTAAGCAATTAGATAACGCAAAAGGAAGAAAAAAATTCTTAGGTAATCCTAGTTCATATGATATAGCTAATAATAGTAAAAACCATGATGCTTCAAAAGCTAAGAAATATGAAAAGAAAGCTGCTAAATATATGTCTAAAATAGCTGAAAACAAATCTAAACAAGCTGAACGTGGCAAGAAAGCTTATGAAAAATATATGAATAAAGCTAAGAAATATAGAAGTGAAGCTAATGGATGGGCTAGGACAGCTAAGCAATTAGATAACGCAAAAGGAAGAAAAAAATTCTTAGGTAATCCTAGTTCATATGATATAGCTAATAATAGTAAACAACATTATGCTTCAAAAGCTAAGAAATATGAAAGGAAAGCTGCTAAATATAAAAGCTAGGAGGAATAAAATGTGGACTTATAATCAAACTGATGAATTATATCATTATGGCGTTTTAGGTATGAAATGGGGTCAACATAGAATGCAACGTTTGAAAGACAGACAACGATCTATGTTAAGTGAAAACAAGCTTAATAAAAAATATATTAAAACATCCAACAAAATATATCTTCATGAGCAAAAACAAAAACTAAAAGATGCTAAAAAACGTAAAGATATTGTTGATACCATTCATATGAAAAATCGTATAAAAGAATTTAAATTTACAAAAAACAATACTTCTGACATGAATGGAAATATGTTTAAGTCTGTTTATAAAGTAAAGAAAAGTACCAAACAAGGAGAAGCAATAAACACCATTACTTGGCGTTCAAAATACGGAAAACAAAAAGCTAAAAATGTTTTAAGGACTGCTGGTTCAATGGGTGTTTCTGCTTTAGCTACTTCTCCAATTTGGTATCCAAAAGCTAAAGAAGGAATAAAATATTTAAAGAAAAATAAAATAATAAAAATTAATTATGATTTAGGTTCTGGTTCTTTGAATATTTTAGGAAGAAAAAGATAATAGAAACGGAGGTATAAAATATGGAACTCACATTTGGTGAAAGAATCAAGAATGCTTGGAACGCTTTCGTAAATCGTGAACCTATTATTAGCCGCTGCGGATATAATTATGGTACATATTCAAGACCTGATCGTGTTCGCTTAACTAGAGGTAATGAGCGATCAATAGTAACCTCTGTTTTAAATAGGATAGCAATGGATATAGCAGCTATTAATATTAAACATTGTAAAGTTGATGAAGAAGGTCGATTCAAAGAAGAGATTAATTCTACATTAAATAATTGTTTAACATTAGAAGCTAACATCGATCAGTCTTCACGTGCATTGATACAAGATATTGTGTTAACAATGTTTGATGAAGGATGCGTAGCATTAGTACCTGTTGATACTAGTGAAAATCCATTGAACACTAATTCTTATGATATAATAACTTTAAGAGCTGGGAAGATTACCCAATGGTATCCAACAACTGTTAAAGTATTATTATATAATGACAGAACTGGAAAGAAAGAGGAAATAATTTTACCTAAATCAAAGATAGGTATTATTGAGAATCCTTTGTATGCGGTAATGAACGAACACAGTTCAACATTACAACGTCTAACTAGAAAATTATCTTTGTTAGATAGCATAGATGAACAATCTGGTTCTGGTAAATTAGATCTCATCATCCAATTGCCTTACGTTATAAAATCAGAAGCTAGAAGAAATCAAGCTAACGAAAGACGTAGCGAGATTGAGCGACAATTGGCTGGATCTAAGTATGGTATAGCATATACCGATGGTACTGAGAAAATTACACAGTTAAATCGTCCGATTGAAAACAATTTAATGAAACAAATCGAATACTTAACGAGCATGCTATACAGCCAGTTAGGTATTACACAGGAAATCATGAATGGAACAGCGAATGAAGAAACTATGCTTAATTATTATTCACGTACCATAGAACCTATTGTCAGTGCTATAACTTTAGAAATGAAACGAAAGTTTTTAACTAAAACAGCACGAACACAAGGACAAAGCATCATGTTTTTCAGGGATCCATTTAAGCTTGTACCAGCTAAAGAATTAGCTGAACTAGCTGACAAATTTACTCGTAATGAGATACTTACTTCTAATGAATTCAGAGGTATTATCGGGTATAAACCTAGTTCGGATCCTAAGGCAGATCAACTTATCAATAGTAACCTAAATCATTCTCCTGAAGAATTAGGAACAACTACTGATGAAACTGTACCTCCGGCTCAAGAGGTAATTCCGTCCGTTCAGCCTTCTGAGAATGGAGAAAACAGTCAAAATGGAGTTGAAGAGCCTACAGGAAGCGAAGAAGAATATCGTCAACAAGTATTTGATTCGTTAACTGATGAACAAAAAGATGCGGTATATTATGTTATTGGCCAAATCTTAGGAGATGAGCAAGAAACAGAAGGGAGGTAACCCGTAATGGATTACGATTTTAGTGGTTGGGCTACCAGAAATAATATTGAATGTTCCGATGGTAGAACAATCATGAAAGATGCTTTCAAAGATAATGATGGACAAAAAGTACCATTAGTTTGGAATCATCAACACGATGACCCTAATGAAGTTCTAGGTCATGCTTTACTTGAAAACAGAGACGATGGTGTCTATGCTTACTGTAAATTTAATGACACAGAATCTGGACAAACCGCTAAATCTCTAGTGCTTAATGGTGATGTGGATAAATTATCAATTTATGCCAACAAACTTAAGTCTAACATGGGACAAGTTGTTCATGGATGTATTAGAGAAGTAAGTTTGGTTTTAGCAGGTGCTAATCCTGGTGCCTATATAGATTCTGTAGTTGTACATAGTGATGGTGCCGAAGATGAAGAAGAAGGTACTATTTACACTGATGAACAGATTAGTGTTAATGTGGAACATTCAGAAGAAAAATCTGAGGAAAAGGAGGAAACTGAAATGAACGATAACTCAGTAATTAAACATGCCGAAACTGAAAACAGTGGTTCTGAAGAAAAAACTGTTCAAGAAGTATTCGACACTTTAACAGATGAACAAAAGGATGTAGTTTATGCTATAATCGGTGAAGCTGTTGAAGAAGCTAAAAATGACGCCGGAGATGAAGATGAAGATGAAGACGAAGGCGAAGAAGAAGGAGAGGAAAATATGAAACATAACGTATTCGATAACGATAACAATTGTGAGGATGTTCTTGCTCATTCAGAATTCGTTAAAGCTGCTATAGCAGATGCTAAAAAATACGGATCAATGAGAGAAAGTTTCATCGCTCATGCTGAAGAAGAAGGAGTACCACTAGAGTGGGCAGGTAATAATGACTTTACTCCATTATTCCCAGACGCAACTAATATCAACAGAGAACCAATAATGGTTGAAAAAGATAATAGTTGGGTTGCAAAAGTTATGGCTCAAGTTAAACATTCACCTTTCTCTAGAGTTAAAAACACTTTAGGTAGAATGGATGAAACTACAGCTAGAGCTAAAGGTTACATTAAAGGTACTAAGAAAGCTAATATCCAAATGGCTGTATTGAACCGTGTAACTACTCCAACAACTGTTTATATCAAAAATGATATCGACAGAGACGATGTAATTGATATTACAGATTTCGATGTAGTAGCATGGCAAAAGAAAGAAATGCGTAAGCAATTAGATAAAGAACTTGCTTTAGCTATGTTATTAGGTGATGGTAGAGATGTATCTGATCAATATAAAATTAATGAACAAAACATTAGACCAGTTGTATCAGATGATGATCTATACACTATTAAATATGTAGTTACAGAAGGTGTTGATTATAATAACGCTGGTAACTCACACAGTGAAAACGATTCCGTAGCAAAAGGTATCATCCGTGCTGCTTTAAAAGCTCGTAAGAGCTATAAGGGATCAGGAAGACCAACTTTCTATACTACAGAAGATTGTTTAACTGATATGTTACTAATTGAAGATCAAAATGGTAGAGTAATTTATGATTCAATCGATAAATTAGCTACTGCATTAAGAGTTTCTGAAATAGTAACAATTCCAGAAATGGAAAGTAGAACAGATATCTATGGTATAATTGTTAACTTAAATGACTATACTGCAGGTGCTGATAAAGGTGGTAGCATTAATATGTTTGATGATTTTGACATTGACTACAACCAAATGAAATACTTAATGGAAACTAGAATGTCTGGTGCATTAACTCAACCATATTCAGCAATCGTATTAAAGAAAGCTGGAAATGCTTCTAATAATGGCAATAGTGAAGTTGTTGGTGGATAGTATTTCAAAATAATAAGGAGGAATTCAAATGGCTAAATTCTATGGGAATATCGGTTTCTTAGACACCGTTGAAACAGAACCTGGTATCTGGGAAGAAACATTTCAAGAAAAACCATATTATGGTGATCTTGTTAGAAATACTAGTAGATGGCAATCTGCTGGAAAAATTAATGATGATATTTCGTTGAGTAATAGTATTAGTATTGTTGCCGACCCATATGCCAGCGATAACTTCCGAAAAATGAGATATGTTGAATTCTTGGGCGTTAAATGGAAAATCGAATCGGTTGAAGTTCAATATCCAAGATTGATATTATCAATAGGAGGTGAATGGCATGAGCAAACGTCTGGAACTACATAATAAATTGGTTACATTGTTTGGTAATAATCATGTGTATTATCAACCTCCAGAAAACCTTAAGATGGAATATCCATGTATAAGGTATTCTAAAAGTGATATTACCAGTCGCCATGCTGATAATATAAATTATGTCAATAAAACTAGTTATGAGATAGTTATAATTGACAAACACCCCGATAATGTTGTTATAGAGAAGATATTGGAAATTCCTTTATCTTCCTATGACAGACATTATATATCTGATAATCTAAATCACGATGTGATTAGAATATATTATTAATAAGAAGGAGGAATATAGATATGTCTAAAATAAAATGGGACCAAACAGGAGAAAGATTTTACGAAACAGGTGTTAGTAAAGGCGTTCTTTATCCTTATGCTAATAATGCATATGGAAATGGTGTAGCTTGGAATGGTCTTACTAATGTTAGTGAATCTCCAGAAGGAGCTGAAGCTACTCCATTATATGCCGATAATATTAAATATCTTAATTTAATGTCTACTGAAGAATTTAAAGCTACTGTAGAGGCTTATACTTATCCAGATGAATTCGCAGCTTGCAACGGTGAGCAAGAATTAACAGCTGGTGTATCTATTGGTCAACAAAAACGTAGTACTTTTGGTATGGCTTATCAAACTAAAATAGGTAATGATGTAGATTCAGATCTTGGTTATAAGATTCATTTAATCTATGGCGCTTTAGCTGCTCCAAGTGAAAAAGCTTATGCTACTGTAAATGATAGTCCTGAAGCTATTACTTTCTCTTGGGAGTTATCAACTACTCCAGTTGAAGTTAAAGGATTTAAACCAACTGCATCTTTAGTTATAGATTCAACTAAAGTTGATGCTGATGCTTTAACTAGATTAAAGGATGTATTATATGGTACAGATGGTTCACAAGGAACTGAAGGTACAACAGCTAGATTACCACTTCCAGATGAAGTATTAGGAATAATTAATAACACTCAAATCGGTGGTTAATTATTGATTTTATAGGGGTTTTAGACGCGTTTCTAACAACCCCTCTTTTTTAAAATTGAAAGGAGAATATTAAATGATAGCAAAAACAGTAAAATATCAAGATTTTAATGGAAATGATTGTGAAGACAAATTTTATTTTAATTTAACAAAAGCTGAATTAACTGAAATGGAATTAGGTATAGAAGGAGGATTAGCCGAACACATTAAGAAAGTTGTAGACGCTAATAATGGCGAAGAAATCGTTAATGTTTTTAAGAAATTAATACTTAAATCTTATGGTGTAAAATCAGAAGATGGTAAAAGATTTAGAAAAACTAACGATAATGGTGTACCTCTTTCAATAGAATTTTCAGAAACACCAGCATATTCTGCATTATTCATGGAATTAGCCACAGATGATAAATCTGCTGCTGAATTTATTAATGGTATTGTTCCATCTGATTTAGCTGATGCTGCTAAAGCTGAGGTTGCTAAAGAAAATGCTAAAGATAATAGTTAAACCAAAAGAACTTTGGGATGAAGTAAATGAAGAATTTATAACAAATGATAAAGAAACAGTTTTACAATTAGAACATTCGTTGGTTTCTGTATCTAAATGGGAATCAAAATATTGTAAACCCTTCTATGCAAAAGATGATAAACAAGCTGTTAAGACCGATGAGGAAATATTATATTATATTAAGTGTATGACAATAACTCAAAATATAGGAGACGAAGTTTATAGAAGTTTAAGTAACGAAAACATAAAATCTATAAAAGATTATATAGATGCTCCGATGACGGCTACTACTTTTAGTAATTTGGATAGAAATAATAGAAACAGAGAGGTTATAACATCTGAATTAATATATTATTGGATGATAGCTTTAAATATACCAATGGAATGTCAAAAATGGCATCTTAATCGATTATTAACTTTAATTAGAATATGTAATATTAAAAATACACCACCTAAAAAAGTTAGTAAACGAGACTTAGCTAGTAAATATGCAGCTCTTAACGCTGCTAGAAGAAAACGATTCCATACTAATGGATAATTATGTCTGAAATCACAATTATCTGTTTGATATAGGTAATTGTGCTTTTGATATAATTTATAATAGTAAAAAGGAGGTATAGCATGATTAGTTTTAGACAAAAAGGAGATTTTAAGAAGTTAAACTCCTATTTGGAAAGACTAGAAGAAGTTATAAAGTTGGGAAAATTAAATAAATATGGAGAAAGAGGGGTTTCTGCTTTATCTTCTGCTACACCAGTTGATACAGGATTAACTGCGAGTTCGTGGCAATATAGTATAAATAGAGAAAAAGATTCCGTATCAATATCTTTTGAAAATACAAATATTAACAACGGAGTATCAATTGCTATATTATTACAATATGGACATGGCACAAGAAATGGTGGATATGTCCAAGGAAGAGATTATATAAATCCGGCAATACAACCGTTATTTGATCAAATAGCCGAAGAGGCATGGAAGGAGGTTACTAGAGTATGAGTGCTACTATAGATCAAAAAGTAGTAGAGATGCGATTTGATAATAAAGATTTCGAAAAAAATACACATCAAACAATGTCTACATTAGAAAAATTAAAACAATCTTTAAAATTAAATGGAGCAACTAAGGGTTTAGAAGAAATTGAAACAAAACAACGAGGAATGAAATTTGAAGGTTTAGCATCTGGTATAGAAACAGTTCAAATGAAATTTTCAGCAATGGAATCGATAGCTTTTACGGCATTACAAAACATAACAAATAGGGCAATAAATGCTGGAATATCAATAACTAAAGCCTTAACAATAGACCCTATATCTACAGGTTTTCAAGAGTATGAAGAAAAAATGGGATCTGTAAGAACAATGTTAATGAGTTCTGGATATGGATTAGATACCATTAAAGAACAGTTGGAAGAACTAAATAAATATGCAGACCAAACTATATATTCATTCAAAGATATGACAAGTAACATTGGTAAATTTACTAATTCCGGTGTTGATTTAAAGGTTGCTGTTCAAGCGATGAAAGGTATTTCCAATGAAGCCGCTGTTTCAGGAGCAAGTTCAATGGAAGCTTCTAGAGCAATGTATAATATTGCACAATCTTTATCTATGGGATACATGCAGTTTGTAGATTGGAAATCAATTGAAAACGCAAACATGGCAACTGTTGAATTTAAAACAAATTTGATGAAAACAGGTCTTGAAATGGGTAAAATTAAAAAAGTTGGAAAAGATTTATATAGTACCGGAAAAGAGACTTATAATTTACAACAATTATTTAAAGATGGTCTTAAAGATCAATGGTTAACATCGGATGTTTTATTAACAACTTTACAACAGTATTCTAATGAAGAAACAGCAATAGGTAAAAAAGCATATGATGCAGCAACAAAAGTTCGTACATTTTCACAATTAATGGATACTTTAAAAGAAGCCGCTCAATCAGGTTGGGGAATGACCTGGGAACTTTTAGTTGGTGATTTTAACGAAGCTACTGATTTCTTAACTGAAATATCTGATAAAATTGGTGGAATATTAGATGCTTCTTCTAATGCAAGAAATGAAATGCTTAAAGCTTGGAAAGAAGGCGGAGGAAGAGCAGCTGCTATTGATTCGTTACGTAATATCTACAATGCTATAGGAGCATTAATAAAACCAATTAGAGACGCTTTTAGAGAAGTATTCCCGCCTATGACAGCCAAACGTTTAATTAAAATGACAGAAGCTGTTAAGGATTTTACTTCAAAATTAATATTAACATCAAAAGCTTCCAAACAAGTACATGATATATTTAAAGCTTTTTTCTCATTAAATAAAATTGGAATTAATATTGTTAAAACTGGTTTAACAATTATATTTAAAGCTATAAGTGCTATATTAGGTTTCAAAGGTTCAGCTTTGGATGCGGTTCATGTTGTATCACAGTGGGTTCAAAGCTTAGCAGATGCTATAAACAAATCTAAAGTATTTACTAAAACAGCAGAGTTTGTATCAGGAGCTGTCGATAAAATAAGAGATGCTATAGCTAAGGCTATAGATAAAATAAAACAATTATTTACATCTTCTGGTATATCAAGTTTTGTAGATGTATTGAGAAAACTTTGGGATTTTATATCATTTATTGGTGGTAAAGTCGTTAATATGGCTGCTATAATTGTAAATGGTATAACAAAAGCTTTTAGTAGTGGAAGTGGAACTCTTAATTCATTAGTAAGTGGTACTTTATTAGGTACTATCTTATTAAAAATAAAACAATTTGTTGATAATTTTCATAGTACATCAAAAGAAATAGTAAGCATAGTAGATAGCTTTAAGCAATTAATATCTGGTGTTACAGGTGTATTAAAAGGGATGCAAGAAGATCTTGAAGCTAAAAAAATGCTTAAAATAGCTATTGCTATTGGTATATTAGCTGTGTCATTAAAGTTATTATCTACTATTCCTATGGAAGATTTAATTAAAGGTCTTGGTGGAATAGGTATATTGTTCGGTGGATTAATAAGCGCTTTAAAAATATTATCTAATTATATGGGTGATATTAAGGAAGTTGGTAGAACATCAGCATTAATGATAGCAATGTCCATATCCATATTAATATTAGCTGGGGCTTTAAAGAAAGTAGCATCTATTGAAACTGAAAAACTTTTACCAGCAATGATTGCATTAGGTTTTATAATGGGTATAATGCTTGCTGTAGCTAAAGGTTTAGGTACTGGAGGAAAACAATTAGAAAAAGGCGCTGGACAGCTTATTTTAATGGCAGTTGCTGTTAGGATATTAGCTAACGCTATAAAAGCCATGGGTAAATTAGAACCAGAACAATTAATAAGAGGATTGGCTGGTTTTGGAGCTATAATACTTATATTAGTTGGTTTAAGTTCATATTTATCTGGACAAGAAGCAGATATGATAAAGGGATCTGCTGGTATAATAGCATTGGCTATTGGAATAAGAATAATAGCTAGTGCTATAAAAGCTATGGGTTCAATGGAAAATGATCAATTTTTACAAGGTCTAGCTGGTTTTGGAGCTATAATGCTTATATTAGTTGGTTTAAGTACATATTTATCTAGACATGGTAGTACTTTTACTAAAGGCGGAGCGTCAATGTTAATATTATCTGTTTCGTTATTAATAATGGCTAAAGTTGCAAAACAACTTGGACAAATGGAATGGGAATCACTAGGTAAAGCCGGTGCTGCTATTGGTGGTATATTAATATTTGCAGCAGGACTTGCTTTGATAGGAAAGATGGGACCAAGTTTATTGTTAGGAGCTAGTGGTTTACTTGTTGCTGGCATAGCTTTAGCTATATTTGTACCAGTTATTAAAAAACTCGGAGAAATAGATTTCAAGACAATGGGTACAGCGATGTTATATTTGGTTGGTGTATTAACTGCTCTTGGTGTTGCAGCATATGCGTTGGTGGCTACTGGAGCTTTAACAGCTATGGCTGCTTTAGCTGGAGTTTTATTATTATTTGGTGCTGGAATAGCTTTAGTTGGTGTTGGTTTAATGATGATTGGCGCTGGTATAACAGCCTTAGCTGCTAGTTTAACAGTTAGTGCTGCTGCAATAGTTTCACAATTAACTATTATATTAACGGGAATAATAATGTTAATACCAAATACAGTTAAAGCTTTAGCTGAAGGTTTAGTGTTGTTTATACAAACAATAGCTAATTCTTTTGGACAAATAGCAGATGCTTTTGTTACTATAATAATAGCATTATGTGATATTTTAATTCAATGTGTGCCTAAAATTGTAGAAACATTACTAACTATATTTACGGCTTTATTAGAATCATTAGCTTTACATTTACCAGATATAATTGATGCTGGTATGAGAATAGTTATAGCATTTATAGAAGGAATAGCTTTAAAATTACCAGATCTAATTCAAGCTGGTTTTGATTTAATCATATCATTTATTAATGGTTTGGCTGACGCTATTAGAAATAATGCTCAAGCAATAAAAGATGCTATGATTAATTTGGGTACAGCTATGATTGATGGATTATGTACATTCTTAGGTATCAATTCTCCTTCTACTAAATTTATAGAAATAGGTAAACATATAATAGAAGGTTTAATAGAAGGTATTGGATCTTTAGTATCAAATGTTGTAAATTTATTAAAAGGTTTAGCAACAAAAGCTGTTAACGCTATAGTTGATAAAGCTGGTAAATTCTTAAGTGCTGGTAAAAAAATAATTACCAAACTTAAAGATGGTATGTTAGCAATAAAAGATGGTATTGCGTCTAAAGCTAAATCAATTGCTACTGGTGCTATAGATGCCATTAAAGAAAAAGTTGAGAAATTTAAAGACGCTGGTAAACAAATGATGACTGGATTAAAAGATGGTATAAATGCGGCTAAAGATAAAGTATTTAAGAAAGTTAAATCTATTGCTGATGGAGCAATGGATTCTATAAAAAAAACTCTAGGAATTCATTCACCTTCAACTGTGTTCCGTAAAATAGGTATTTATACTATTCAAGGAATGGTTAATGGTATAACCGCTATGGGTAAAATGGTTGGTAGAGTTACTGAAAACGTTGGTAATTTGGCTATAAATGGTATGAATAAATCAATAGACAAAGTTGCTGATTTATTATCTACTGATGTTGATGCCGAACCAACTATCACACCAGTATTGGACTTATCAGAAATTCAAAATGGAGTTGGAAAAATGAACAGTATGTTCAACAATCAGTCAGTTGGTGTTAATGCTAATTTAAATGCTATTAGTAATATGTCGAGAAACAGAATGAATTCTAATAATGAAATGTTATCAGCAATTAAAGATTTAGGAAAATCGCTTAATAATGTTGGTACTACAAATAACTATAATGTAAATGGAATAAAATATAGCGGAGATGTCGATGTTCAATCTGCAATTGAAACATTGGTCAGAGCAGCTAATGTAGAAAGGAGGGCGTAATATATGCCTTTAGTAAACAATAAATGGCGTGTTGTAAGTGGAGATAGTTTATGGAATATAGCTAAATCTGTTTATGGTAATGGAAGTAAATGGCCAGCAATAGCTGACGCAAATGGTGTTCCAAGAAGTAATCCTGTTATACATCCTGGTCAAGTATTTACTATACCAGGTATTACGACCCCTTCTTCCGTTCCTTCAACTAAACCTAAATCTAAATCAACTTCTGGCACAACGGTTTTTATCGATTGGTTTGCTCTTGATGCTGGTTCTGATAGAAGCATGTTTTGTACCTGGTCTTTTAATAGAGATCATACTGATCATTATGTTGTGAATTGGGATTATAATACAGGAGCTGGTGGTTGGCGTATAGGACAACATGGAAATACTACAGATAAACAAAGTGCTTATAATGCACCAAACGAAGCTAAAAAAGTAAGAGTATCAATAAAACCAGTTTCAAAAACACACAAAGTTGGAAATAAGGATGTATATTACTGGACAAATGGAAAAGCTGTTATAAGAGAATATGATTACTCAAATAATCCTCCAGGATTACCTCCTACTCCATCTTTTAGTATAGATTTAAATGATGTGATGACTATTGAATTAACAAATATACAAACTACTATAAATGCTGATACTATTGAATTTGCAATTTATCAAGATGATACATTTAAATATAGAACTGGTAAAGCTACTATAAATGTGGACGCTAGATATTGTAAATTTATAACTACAGTTGACCCAGGTCATAAATATAAAATAAGATGTAGAGCAGTTAGAGGTACTGTATATGGTGGCTGGACTGATTATACAAACAATGATTTATCCACACCAGTAGCACCTACTGATATAACAACACTACGTTCACAAAAAATTAGTGAGCAACAAGCAGTACAATATGCTGTATTTGTTGAGTGGCCAGAAGTACCATCTGCTGAAAATTATTTAGTTGAATGGGCTACAAATATTGAATATTTTGATACGGGACAAGCCTCTAGTCAACAAACAGAAGAAGGTGCCGGTCCTAGATTACTTATAACTGGTATTGAATTAGGTTATGAATATTTCTTTAGAGTAGCTTCTTTAAACGATAAAGGAAAATCTAAAAATTATACTCCGATTAAATCAGTTGAGCTTGGTACTAGACCATCCTCACCTACAACATATAGTAATGTTAACTCTTGTATTTTAGGTGAAGATTTAAAACTTTATTGGATACATAATTCAACAGATGGTTCTATCGAAACCACAGCTAGAATTCATTTTTCAATAACTGATTCTGCTCATCCAGAATTACAACCAACCGAAATTATAAAAGTAATTCCTAACGATAGACCAGAAGAAGATAAAACAAAAACAAGTGTGTATGTAATTAATACTGATGATCCAGAATGGGCTACAGTTGGTGCTGGATATGTGATAAAATGGAAAGTTCAAACAGCAGGAGTAATTGCTGAGTATAGCGAGTGGTCTGTTGAACGTGAAATAAATGTTTATGCCCCACCGTCATTGACTTTGGATGTTTTAGATAATAACGGTAATTCTGTTGAAGAAATTAATAATTTTCCATTCTATATATCAATACTTTCAGAGCCACCAACTCAAACTCCTATAAGTTATTATATAGAGGTTGTAGCTCTTCAAGCTTATCAAACCGTTGATGAAATCGGAAAGGTCAAAATGGTTAGTATTGGTGATAAAGTATATCAAAAATATTACGATCCGCAAGATAATCCATGGAGATTCTTATTAGAAATGACTCCTGGCAATATAGATTTAGAGAATAATATACAATATGCTATTAATGCTACTGTATCGTTAAACTCTGGTTTAAGTGCTTCTAGTACTAAAACAATATCTGTATACTTTGATGATGTGTTTTATGATGTATTTGCTGATGTTATAATTAATAAAGATACTTACGAAGCTTCAATTCATCCATATTGCAATCAATATGAGAAAGTAGAAGAAGAATTAGTACCTTCATTGGTAGAGAATTGTACTTTAGCTGTATATAGAAAAGAATATGATGGAACTTTCACATTAATTGAATCTGGTATCGCTAATGAAGAAAGTTTGTTTGTAACGGACCCACATCCTTCTTTAGATTATGCTCGTTATAGAGTAGTAGCAACTATGAATGATACGGGAGCTATTAGTTATGCTGATATACCTCCTGTGGAATATAAAGAATCTGCTATTATTATTCAATGGGCAGAAGAATGGTCATCATTTAATTCTGATGATGAGGGTTCTGGTGTAGTCGAACCAGCTTGGTCAGGATCATTATTAAAATTACCTTATAATATAGAAATTTCAGAGAATAATAATATGGATGTTTCTCTAATTAATTATGTTGGTCGTAAAAGACCTGTAAGTTATTATGGAACACAACTTGGAGAAACTGCTACATGGAATGTTGAAATCCCTAAAGATGATAAGGAAACTTTATACGCTATTAGAAGATTATCCATATGGACGGGTGATGTTTATGTTAGAGAACCTTCTGGTACTGGTTATTGGGCTAACGTTGGTATATCATATGGTATCAAATACTCTGACTTAGTAATACCAATAACTATAAATGTAACAAGAGTGGAAGGAGGAATTTAATATGATTAATTGGTCTGAATCAATGCAACAGACTTTTGAATATTATGAAGTAGATCCTAACACTTGGAAAGATAAGAAATTATTAGAATTTATAAAATCTAGTTCGATCAATAGAGATAGTGGAACCGATACTCTCGGTTCTGCCTCTATTGATATTGATAATACATTGGGTGAATGTTACATTAGAATTTATCTTGTAGCAAATCAAAATGGAGTAAAGGAAAAAATACCATTGGGTATATTTCTAGTCCAAACCCCATCGTCAAAATTTGATGGTAAAGTTAGAACAGTATCCATGGATGCATATACTCCATTATTAGAACTAAAAGAAAAACCAACACCATTGGGTTATGCGTTATTAAAAGACGAAAATATAATGGAACAAGCTTATATGATTGTAAGGGAAAATTGTAGAGCACCAGTTGTAAAAACTGAATCTGACAAATTATTACAAAGCAATTTTGTTGCAAACGATGGAGATACTTGGTTAACTTTTGTCAGAGATTTAATTGGACAAGCAAAATTTGAATTACAATTAGATGAAGAAGGAAAAATAATGTTTGCTCCAAAACAAACAGTAGATGAATTACAACCTGTTTATACTTATAATGATGATAATAGTTCTATATTATTACCAGAAATAAGTTTAAAACACGATATTTATGGAATACCAAATGTGGTAGAAGTAGTATGTTCCACTGGCACTGAGGTTTATTATGCTCAAGTTAAAAACGAAGATCCAAATAGTCCAACTTCTATACAATCTAGAGGTAGAGAAATATTATATCGTGACACATCACCAAATCTTTCTGGGTTTCCAACTAGAGAACAGATAGATGAATATGCAGAAAATTTATTAAAGGATTTAAATTCTGTTGAGTATCAAATAAGTTATTCTCATGGTTATTGTCCAGTTAGAGTTGGAGATTGCGTACGTTTGAATTACGCTAAAGCTGGTTTAATTGGTGTAAAAGCCAAAGTAATATCTCAAAATATTAAATGTGATTTTGGATGTACAGTAGATGAGACTGCAATATTTACTAAAAATTTATGGAAGGAGACATAATATATGGCTTTATCACACGAAATTGTTTCACAATTTGCTAAATTGGTGGATAATCAACCTAAAAAAGATGAGGGTGTAACTATCAAAGGTACATATAAAATAATTAATAATGTTGAATATGTACAATTAGACGGTTCTGACGTACTTACCCCCGTAGAATCTACTGTTGACGCTAAAACTGGCGAAAGAGTACAAGTATTAATCAAGGATCACTTTGCTACTGTAACTGGTAATATTTCATCACCAGCAGCTCGTAGTAAAGATGTAAAAGATTTAGCCGATACTGTTGATGAACAAGGTAATACTATTCAACAAATGGATAATACAATTATTCAACAAGGTAATAGTATTATTCAAATGGATACTTCTATTAATCAACATGAAACAACCATTAATCAACATGAAACAAAAATCAACCAACAAGGAGATCAAATAGTATCAATTAATAACACCATTATAACTCAAGGTAATGCTATTGAAGCTAATAATAATGCTATAATAGCCCAAGGTAATGAAATTGATAGTATGAATAATACTATTACATCTCATGGTAATAGTATAACTTCAATGAATAATACTATACAACAACATGATAATAGAATTACTCAAAATTCAAATACTATAAGCCAACAAGGTAATAGAATAGACCAACAACAAAATACAATACAACAGATAAATAATACTGTTGTTCAACAAGGAAATACAATAACTGAACAAGATTCTAAAATAACTATTTTAAACAGTGCTTTTGTAATACAAGACGGTGTTTTAAGCGGATTAAGTTCTGCAATAGTTAATAAGTTAAAAACTGATTATTTGGATTCTGATTATGCTAATATTGATTTTTCTAATATAAATATCGCGGCTATAGCTACATTGTTTACAGAATCTGGTATTATTAAAGATCTTGTCGTACAACAAGGTAACATAACAGGTGAATTAGTTGGTGTTACAATAAAAGGTGATTTAATAGAAGCAAACTCAATTCAAGCAGATAAAATAGTGGTAAAAGGTGAAGATGGTTTATATTATAAACTTAACATAGATGGTTTAAATAACATAGGAGTTGAAAATGCTAGTAAATTTATACTAACATCATCTATACCAGATGACTGGTCTACTAATTATAAAGATTATTATATAATATCTAATAATAAATATGTTCATATAACAGATGATACAGCTCCTACATGGACTTCTAATACATATTATAAATTAGCATCTGATCATGAAAACGCTCTTGATGGTTCTACAATCATAGCACATTCAATAACCGCTGATCGAGTTCAAGTAACGGATTTAGTTGCTTTTGGTGCTACTATTGGTGGTTTTGTTATAGGTAATGCTTCTTTACATACTACTGGTAAAACAACAATCGATTCCAATGCTACTGGTATTTATTTAGGACAAGACGGACAAATATATATTGGTGATTCCGATAATAAAATAAAATATTATAAATTACCAAATAATACATGGAAATTAGAAATAATAGCTGATGAGTTTAAAATAAGCGGACATAATAAAACAATAAATGAAGAAATTCAAGATATTGAGGATAATACCGAAACTGCATATAATAGAGCTACCGATGCTCAGAATTCTATAAATAATTTAATTATAGGTGGTACTAATTTAATACCACATTCCGATAAAAAATGGACAGAAGGAAGTTGGACAAATCCTACCAATGCTCAACCTGAAATAGAACAATTCAATGGACGAATCAGTTTAATTGATAAAATAAAAATAGATCCGAACACTTCATATTATGTAAAAACATATTCTTATGGTGATGAAGATAGTCCAACTCCAAAACAAGCATTAATAATGTTAAGAGTGTGTGATGTTGATGGTATTTATATAAGAACCGTTAATAATTTAAATAATAATCAATGGACTTCAGAATCGAATGAAGAATATGTATGTGTTACATTATATAATACATCAGAGACGATTGATATTGATGATGTTGGAAATAAGTCTATAAAAATCAAAATGGAAAAAGGAACGAGACCTACTGATTGGTCACCTTGTCCGAATGATATCGATTATGATATAGGTAATATAAGAACATCGATGAATAATTATATAACAACTGCTGATTACGAACAAGGTATTGAAGAAATTGAAGGTAGTATAAAGGTATGGGCTGGAGAAACATATGTAACACAAAGTGATCAAGACACCATAGTCGAAGAGCTTAGATCTAGTATAGAAACAAAAGCTGACACAACAACAATAACTTCTACTGCTAATACTATAATAAATAACAGATTAGGTTATAACTCAGAAGGAGAAGCACAAGATGGAACCTTGGCTAAAGCTATAGAAGAAGTACAAAGTACTTTTGCATTTAAACCAAAAGGTCTAGAAATATCTAGACAAGGAACTACTACTTCGTTATTATTACAAAACGATGAATTAGCCTTTATACGTGGTTATGAAACAATAGATGGTACAAATGTACCTAATAAATTAGCTTATTTTAGTTCGAACGCGTTTGTTCTTAATAATTTGGAACAATTAAAAATAGGTAAATATGCGTTTGTTGTAAGAGCTAATGGATCAATAGATTTTAAGAAGGTGGAGGATTAGAATAATGGAATTAATGAAATTAAATATACAATTATTTGCTATAAATGCTTCTAAAAGTAAAACCATTTGGGCTCCAGCTAGTTCTAAAAATGGTTATACATTAAAGGCTTCTTTTAGTGAAACATCTTCAAACACGACAAATAATACATCTACTGTTTCTTGCACAGCTAGTTTAGGCGCAGATCATATTTCATATAGTGTTTCAAATGGTGGTACACTTGCAATATATTGGCATGATAATAGAGAAAATAAAGACGTTTTAATAAAATCAGCAACGATTAATAGTTGTGGTATGTCTTATGGTACTAAAAGCGTAAGTGGTTCAAAAACAGTATATCATAATAATGATGGTACATTAAGTGGTTATGCGAAAGCTGTGTTTACTAAAAAATCTGGAAGTTATGTTCCGGCTTCTGGTAATATAAGTACGGCCAACACAGCATTAACCAAATTACCAAGAGCTGCAAAAATAGGAGCAGTATCTGGAAATATAGGATCTAATCCGACAATAACCATAACTCCTGCTGCTAGCGGATTAAATTACACATATACAGTAACTTATAATGTTGGTGGCAATTCTGGAACGATACAAACAAAATCAACTACAACTAGTATAACAACATGGACTATACCCAATAGTTTTTATCAAACATGTAGTAATATCACTCAAATTTCGGGTACTATATACTGTTCTACTTGGAGTGGTAATACTCAAATAGGTGACACACAATCTAACACGTTTACAGTAAAAGTTCCGACATCAGCAACACCTACGGTAAGACCTTTGGTGATTGGGACTGAAATTGTAGATACTGATACAGTATCAAGAGATGTTATTCAAGAATTTGTTGTTGGTAGATCAAAACTACAATATAATATGGTTAATGCATATAGTTCAAATTATTATGCTGATGCTGATAAATATACATTAAAAATAAACAATGTTTCTGTAACCCAAAATTCAGCATATTCTACTTACACAAGATCTGATACTATTTCTGGAACATCTGGTACTTATGAAGTAATAATAACAGATAAAAGAGGAAATTCTGGAACAAGCGGTGTTCAAAACATAACAGCTTATGCTTATACTTCACCTCGATGTAATTTTACAATAGAAAGAGATGATACTGTTTCATCTACTGTTATAATAAATTATAGTGGAAGTATAACAAATGTTAATAATAACAATAATAATGCTAAAGAATTCAAAATGGAATACAAAATAACTAATCCAAGTGCTCAGGACACATGGCATACGGTTTTTGATATAACAAATAGTTATTCAGTAAATGATACAATAACTATTCCGAATATTGATGATGATAAAACGTATACTTTTGTAATGACTGCTATTGATAGTTATGGCAATGCGACCAAATCTACAGCTACTATAGAATTACCAACTAGTACTACATTAATAAATTTTTCAGCAAATGGTGATGCTTTAGCTTTTGGTAAAGCTAGTGAACTGCCAAATACTTTTGAATGTAATCTAAAAAGCGAGTTTAAAAAAGAAGTAAATATTAATGGTGAAGTATATATAGGAGATACTAATGGCAACAATAAAGTAAGAAGTAGGCACATTTTAAACGGACAAAGATTGTTAGAGTGTTCAGGAACAGGTGGAACATCAGGAGTATATATTAAGTTGTGTCATATATCACTGGCATCACACCTACAAGGAAGGTTTAACAATTTTAAAATATTTATAGGTTATGGTAATAATGGTAGAGTAGACCAACAAGCATATATAGATTTAACATTGCAACAAGGTTGGGAAGGTGATGGTGGTAGATTTGGTGGAACTTGGGAACTTCACCCAATGAAAACAGGGTTCAAATTATCTAACACAAATATTATAGTTATTAGTGATACTAGCTTAGAGTATGACGTATGGTTTTATACAGCAAATATGTATTGTAAACCGTTTTATATATATAATGTAGACGAAGGAACAACAATAACTCATATAGGTAATGTAACACAAACAACTGCACCAAGTGGAACACTTTGTAATGTTGAAGGGGTTGAAATTTCAAAAACTGACACTGGTTGGCGAGATTTTAGTTGGCGAAATTCAACATACACAACAGGAAATACTTACACCCAAAATAAGTGGAGAGTAAAAGATGGAGTATTATATATACAAGTTGGTGCAGGGTCTACAAGTGCAATAAATACGACTGCGGAAATTGAAATAGCACGAATACCAATAACAGGAAATACAAGTTTTAATAGTGCTAATACAAGAATTTTTAACGGTGCAGTAGGTAGTGGTGGTTCAGTAGCAGGTTTTATAGTAATGCAAAATACTGATTATATAAGTGTGTATATAAAACCACACTTGAATTCAAGTTTTTATGCTGGTAATTGGTATAGTACACATTTTACTATACCACTAGATAGCACAAGTTCGATTTTATAAAGGAGAATAATATGATAATAAGTTTTATAATAGGCGGTTTATTTGGGATATTTTTAATGTGTTTAGTACAAATAAACAAAGATAAATAGGAGGATAAAATGGATGGAATTTCAATAGCACATTCTATAGCTGATTTAGGTATTTTAGTAGTTATTGCTGGAATATTTTTATGGATTGTAATAAGAAAAGATAAAAAACAAGATGAATTTAATGAAGAATTATTAAAAACGGTATTAGATCAAATTAAAAATTGTGCTGGTGGACATGTTTTAACACCTGAAGAAGACAGCCTAGCTATTAAAATCGATAAAACTTTATCGTCATATTTACAAACAGCAGTTACTGATTTAGGTGCTAGTAGAGCGTTTATAGCTCGTTATCATAACGGTGGAAAAGATATGAATTCTATTTCTTTTCTAAAAGTTAGCATTACAAACGAGGCTGTAAATAGAGGTAAAAAACCAATAATGAGTGATTTTCAAAATCAATTTCGTGCAATGGTTGAATATCCAGTGAATTTAATAGATACTACTGGTCATTGTATTGTTAGTAATTTAGATGAAATAAAAGATGTTGATATTGGTACGTATGAATTATTAAAAGCAAGAAAAGTACGTTCATTTTATTGTCATAAAATTACGAATGATGATGATTATGTTGTTGGAGCATTATGTATTTTATATAACAACGATAATAGAAAAGAAGAAAATCCAGACATGATTGATCAATATATTAGTCATATGGCAGAACAAATATCTGCAGTATTGAATATTAAAGAAATATAAGGAGGAAAATCAAAATGGAATTTTTTGAAATATTTAAAGAATTCATTAAACCAGAATTATTAATATTAATACCAGTATTATATCTAATAGGTGTAGGTATTAAAAAATCTGAAGTTAAAGATAAATTTATACCATTACTATTAGGTATAGTTGCTATAATATTATCTGGTTTATACGTATTTGCTACTAGTGAGATTACAGGAGCAAAAGAGATTGCTATGGCTATATTTGTAGCCTTAACACAAGGAATTCTTACCGCTGGAGCTAGCGTATATTTTAATCAATTATACAAACAATCAAACAAGAAGAAATAATAAACATATTAAAAATATAAGGAGGAATTAATATGGAAGAAAATAATGTTTTACAAGAAGATCAAGTTATTGAAGTAGAATATGATAAAGACTTAGTAGAAGATTATAAACGAAATTATATTATGGAAGAGGAAGGAACAGGAGCTGATCCAGAAGCTGAACCATATGATCCTCAAACAACTTTAAATGAAACACCTTTAGACGATATGCTTGATGATGGTGAAGCTGAAATTGAAGAGGTGATTGATGATGATAAGGAAGACTAGACCAGGATCTGGAAATAAATATTATATAAGAAAAGCAAATGGCGGATATTCTACATGTATACAAGGAAAACCAACTGATAAATGGTGTAATGTATTATCTAATTGTGTTGGTTACGCTTGCGGAGCAGCCAATGAAGAATTAGGTTTAGGTTATGAAAAATATCATTTAAATTGTAATGCTGAAAAATTTATAGAAAGAGCCATAGCTAGCGGTTTATCTGTTTATAAAACGCCACAAGTTGGTGATATAATTTGTTGGGAAGGTAAAGGATCATTAGCTGGTCATGTTGGAATAGTAATAGAGGTTGTAAATAGTAATTGTATAAAAATTGCTCAAAGTGGATGGGGAAGTACTAAACCTTTTTATATAACAACTAACTATAACAATAATGGTCGTTGGGGTTTAAGTTCTAATTATCCGTTTAGAGGATTTATAAGAATATTGAAAAACAATTCAACTTCAAAACCAAAACCAAAACCAAAACCAACATCAAATACAAAAACTACTAAATTAAAAGTAGGAGATAAAGTAAAAATAATAGCTAAAGGAAATAGTTCTAGTAACGGTAAAGGAGTTACCGCTTGTGGAATTAGTTGGGTTAGAAAAATATTAAAAATACATTCTGGTAAGGCATATCCTTATCAAGTAGGAGATTCTACTGGTACTACCGGTTTTTATAAAGAAAACGCTCTAAAGAAAATATAGGTTATGCTAAAAACATAGCCTTTTATTTTTTTTTTTCGCGTAAACTACACCTGGTATAATAGAAGGAGAGATAACTATGAATAAAATTAAAATAATTGGTTATATTATGTTAGGAGGTTTATTATTAAAGATAATTCGTAACCAAGAAACACTGGATAATCATATTGAAAGAAATTATAACAGTGGAATTCGTTATGATGAAACTATTGAATATAACAACATACATAATAAAATCGCAAGAAAAATTTATAAGTTATTAAATAAAGAAGCGTAGTTTACAAACTATGTTTCTTTTTCGCGGTATAAACAAGTCTTATATTGAAAGGAGTGTGTAAATATGGACAATGAAAAACTAGCAAAAATTGGTTTAGGATTAGGTGCTGTATCTATGGGTGTATTAGCTTGTCTTTCTATAACAGAGTTAGCTCACAATGTCAGAGTACACTCTTTAGAAAGAAAGTTATATAAACAAGAGATAAAGTTAAATAATGAACTAATTAAATATGTTAATAGAATTGTAAATAATAAACACAATTTAAAGAAGAATAAGTAACATATACTTATTCTTTTTATTTTGTTTATTCTCTTTATATTTTCGCGAAATTTACAAAGCTTATAATGAAAGAAGGAGAATGAATTATGAATAAAATTTTAAGCATTTTAATGTTAATTATGATTGGAGGTGCAATGTCTATAGCTCTTATAATAGCATGGTTAATAAGTATGTTATATTTATTAATAAATGAAATTATAGGAACAAAGAAATTTGCAGTGAAATTTCGTAAATTAAACACAATTATTGCTGAAGAATTTAAAGATATCATAAAAGGTGTCAAATCATTATTTGTAGAGTCTAAATAACTTAGACTTTACATTTTTCTTTTTTCAAATTCGCGAAATTTACAAATCTTATAATGAAAGGAAACGGAGGTGTATTTATGAATAACAACATAAAAACTGTAGCTATCGTTGCTGCTGGTGTGTTAGTCAGTGCTGCAATAGCAACAAAAATTGTTAAAATCGTAAGAACTCACAAAGAAGAAAAAGAGGCTAAATAATTTTAGTCTTTTTCTTTTTGTTTTTTGTTTTTACGAAGGAGGACGAACAATGGAATGGTTTATATTTCTTATTGTAGGCTTTACAATTGGGTTTATTTTTTGTATGATATTTAAGAGACGTGACGAAGTGCACGGTCAAGTAGAGATTGAACCAAGTACTGGATTATGTCGTTTTAGAATATCTAGCGACGAAATCGCTAACCCCCGCAAAAAATATGCCATATTTAAAATTAGTCACAATGCAATCATTTCGCGAGATGAACAGTGACTATAGTGAAGGGGGAAAATTGTTATCATGTAAATAAAGGAGGACCAAAACATGAACAATAATATTGAAGAAGCCCTTTGGAAAGATTACGGTGAATTAGGTGATCTTATCAGTGTCATGGGCAATGACGACGAAAGAAAGCGAGGAGTATTAGAAGAACGCGATAAAATTCGTAATGAATTACTCAAACTTGAACAAAGTAGAAATGAAATGAAAATAAAAAGGGAAGAAATTAATGCTGAGGACGAGCGTGAGAAAATTCGTAATAGAATAACTATTGTGACTTTTGGAATATCCACAGCAATCAGTTTGTACGCGATTGTTAAGACATTTAGATTTGATCAAGATTCTACGGTAACCAGTACCTTAGGACGAAACATTCTAAATAGTGTTATACCTAAATTATTTAAGAAGTAGATAACATTAACCTTTAAAAGGAAAAGACAAAATATATAATTGCCTTTTCTTTTTTGTTTTACAATTATGAAAGGAGAATATATGAATAAGACTCAATTATTTTTGAAAGCACACTCGCCAACTATATTAACAGTAATAGGATCCACAGGTGTTGTAATTACGGCTGTATTGGCTGTTAAAGGCACTCCTAAGGCACTAAAGTTAATAGAAGAGGCAAAAATGACTAAAGGAGACGAATTAACGGTAGGAGAGACTGTACAGGTGGCTTGGAGGCCATATATTCCTGCAGCTATATCTTGTGTATCTACAATATTATGTATAGTTGGTGCAAACTATCTTAATATTCAGAAACAAAAGAATTTAATGTCTGCTTATATGTTATTGGACAACGCATTTAAAGAATATCGTAATCGAGTATCTGAACGTTATGGTGAAGAAGTTGACAAAGAGTTCTCGCATGATCTTGTCCGTAAACAATTAGAAGAAATGGAAGGGATGTATACCGAAACATTATTCTTCGAATTTAATTCAATGAGATTCTTTGAGGCAAATATACATAAAGTACTTCAAGCTGAATGTAAAGCAAAAATACAATTTGCACAATATGAACATTTAACGTTAAATGATTACTATTCATATTTAGGTATCGACCCATCACCTTATGGTGAAGCTATGGGATGGAGTAAATATCAAATGCAAACAGAAGAACATGTTGATGACTTGGAATTTACATACGAACGTGTTATAATGAGTAATGGAATAGTTTGCTATAATATTATTACAAACGTTTCACCAACAATGGATCATTTCTGCTTTTAATTCGCGGAATAAACAGTGCCTATATTGAGAAAGAAAGGAGAATAACTATGAATAAAATTAAGATATTTAAATTTGTTGGTATTGGCTTAAGCGTAGCTGGTATGTTAGTAACAGCATTCGTTGGAGACAAAGAAAACAAATTACAATTAGAAGAATTAGTTAATAGCCGTTTAGGTAATAAATAAAGGAATTGAAACATATTCCTTTATATTTTCAGGAAGGAGAATAAATATGAGTGGAAAACTCGAAAACGGAATTAAAGTAGTCAGAGGATTTATTGTAAAAAATGCTCCTCAAATATTGACTGGAATAGGAATATCTGGTATGATAGGATCTACTGTATTAGCAGTTAAAGCCACTCCAAAAGCTTTGGAACTATTAAATGCTAAAAAAGAGGAACTCAATACAGATACTCTTACATTTAAAGAAACCATTATGACTGCATGGAAACCTTATATTCCAGCTGGAACATTATGTATAACTTCCGTAGCTTGTATAATTGGTGCTACAACTATTAGTACAAAGCGCCAAACAGCTTTAGCTACCGCTTATACATTGTCTGAAAGGGCATTCTCAACTTATAAAGATAAAGTAATCGAAACTATAGGTGAGAAAAAAGAGAAAAAAATACGTGATGAAATAGCTCAAGATAGAGTTAATGAAGATAACGGAGAAAAGAGACAAATAATAATTACCCCAAAAGGTCAAACTCTTTGTATGGATAGTATCTCTGGAAGATATTTTAGATCTGATTTAGACACTATTCGTAAAGTAGTTAACTCTTTAAATAGAGAAATGACTCATCAAAATTATATTTCATTAAATAAATTCTATTCAGAACTTGGTTTACCAGGTATAAAAGAAGGAGATTATATTGGATGGAATATTGATCGAGGTTTAATAGAGTTAGACTTCGATGCTTGCATAACTGATACAGACGAACCTTGTATCGTTATTGATTATAATATCACACCTGATAAAGGGTTTGATAGATAGAACATTAGTTCGCGAAAAAATCGGGGACTATAATGAAGAATTATTTCTTCACACTTATTTTAGAAGGAGGAAAAAACAATGAGTGAAAAAGATGTAATGAATGAAACAATGGAAGGAACTATGGATTTAGTTAAAGTACCAACTACTGGTAATACTTTAGCTAAGGTTGCAATAGCAGGTGCTGTAGTAGCTGCTGGTGTAGCTGTAGTAATGTATATCAGAAAGAAGAGAAAAACTAATGCTGTAGAAGCAGAAGTTGTAGAAGTTAAAACTAAAAACTCTAGTAAAACTGAAAAATAGAGTGAAGAAAAATAATCGAGGGGTATATTAAACATGTACTCCTCTTTTGTTTTTATTTTAAGAATAAAGAAAGGAAAAATAACATGAACGGAAAAAATGTAGTTGATGGAAATATAACTGGTTTGACAGATTATAAATCTAATTCGAATCGTTCGAAGGAAAATAAAACTGAAGAACATAAAGTTGAAAAAGTTGTTAAAGGTCCTGTTGTTACGAGAAAAAAATCCAGTTTTGATAAATTAAAAGGTGAATTTATATCTGATGACGCAAAGAATATTAAATCTTATGTATTTGGTGAGGTATTAATTCCAGCTATTAAGAAAGCTATATCTGATATAGTAACAGATGGTATATCTATATTATTATATGGTGAATCAAGGGGAAGAGCTAATAGTGGTCGTTCGACAGCTGATAGAGTATCATATAGAAGTTATTATGATAGTTCTTATGATCGTAGAGCACCAATTAGTAGATCTACAAGTTATTCTTATGATGATATTATTTTAAATTCTCGTGGAGAAGCAGAAGATGTTTTGATGAGAATGGATGAATTGATGGAAACATATGGATTAGTACGTGTTGCTGATTTGTATGATTTAGTTGGTATAACGGGTAATTATACCGATAATAAATATGGATGGACAAATATCCGTAATGCGGAAATTGTTCGTGTTAGAGATGGGTACATGATTAAAATGCCTAGAGCAGTACCTATAGATTAAATTTAAGGAGGAGAATAAACTATGAAACAAGAAATAATTAGTAAAGCTACTAGATTATTGTCTAGTACTCAATATCAAGTTAAAAAACATAGTCCTGAAATCTTAATGGTTGCAGGAATTGCTGGTACTGTAGTTGGTACAGTATTGGCTTGTAAAGCTACAACAAAAGTTAGCGAAATTATAGAAGAAAAAAATAAAGCAGTTGAAGATGTTCATACTTGCTTAGAAGATAAAGAAATAGAATATACAGAAGAAGATTCTAAAAAAGACCTTACCATTATTTATGCTCAAACAGGAGTAAAATTGTTTAAATTATATGCGCCAGCTATCGGCGTAATGACTTTAAGTTTTGCTAGTATTATAGCAGGTCATAAAGTATTAAAGAAGAGAAATGTAGCAATTGCAGCAGCATACGCGGCTATTGATAAAGGATTTAAACAATATCGTAAGAATGTTATCGAAGAATTCGGTGAGGGCGTAGATCAACAAATGAGATTTGGTCTAAAATCTAAAGAGGTTAAGAAAAAAGGTAAGGACGGAAAAACAGTAAAGGAAACAGAATATTATATTGATCCTGAAGGAAATCCTTTAGATAATATAAGCGAATATGCTAGATTCTTTGATGCAGCTTCAGAGAATTTTGCAAAAGATCCAGAATATAATATGATGTTCTTAAGAAGACAACAAGATTATGCAAATGAAATGTTAAAAGCAAGAGGTCATTTATTCTTAAATGAAGTATATGACTTACTTGATATTCCAAGAAGTAAAGCCGGTCAAGTAGTTGGTTGGGTTTATGATAAAAATGGAAACACAAAAGGAGATAATTACGTAGATTTTGGTCTATATAGAAATGATCAAGGAACTCGTAGATTTGTTAATGGCTTAGAATATAATATATTATTAGACTTTAATGTTGACGGAGTTATCTACGATTTAATATAAAAAGGAGGATACATGAAAAATTTATTATGCTTTGTGGTAGGAGCTGCGATAGGTTCTGTTGTTACATGGAAGTTAATTGAGAAAAAATATAAAGATTTAGCAGATGAAGAAATAGAATCTGTTAAAGAAACATTTAAAAATAGAAAACCAAGAATAACTAAGGACGAAGTTAAAGAAACAGTTGAAAAAGTTATCAATAAATGGAAAGAACCAAAAGAAACAGTCGAAGACATTGTTACAGCTGAAGGATATTCTACAGAAGATGAAGAGAATACAGAAGAAGATGATGAATCTAATTATACTGTAGATGTTGATCCAGGAGTTGAAGTTATTGTACCATATGTAATAACGCCAGAACAATTTGGTGAATTTACAGAGTATGGAACTAAGACTTTAACATATTATGCAGATGATGTATTAACTGATGAAATCGATAATCCAATAACGTTAGAAGAAATGGAAACGATGATTGGTCCAGATGCTCTAGACCATTTTGGTGAGTATGAGGATGATTCTGTTTATATTCGTGATGAAATGAATGGAATGGATTATGAAATATTAAAAAGTGAAAAAGTGTTTAGTGAGATTCCAAAAAGAGGACGTGCTAATTAATGGAGCTAAGCCACGTAATTGAGAATGAATATTTTGAGTGGCTATACAATTACGTATGCAAATATAAAGTTCACGGAGATATTTCTTACAAGAAATTATTCGCGACGCTTCATGATACTGAGTTTATATTTAGTATACCAAACGATGTCAATCGTGCAATAGATGGTGAAGATCTTCGTTATCGATTTTCATTAGAGTTCGAAGAACGAGAAGGAGTGCCCATTCCATATAAAATAGAGGGTCCTTGCTCGGTGTTAGAAATGATGGTTGCATTAGCAATTAGATGCGAGGAAACTATTATGGATGATCCGAGGTATGGTGATCGTACTGCTCAATGGTTTTGGAGAATGATGTCTAACCTTGGACTTGGGTTAATGACTGATGATATTTATGATAGAGATCTAGTTAAACACAAGTTAGATATATTTCTTCATAGAGAGTATGAACCAGATGGTAAAGGCGGACTGTTTTATATTAGAGACTGTGCAGAAGATCTACGAAAGGTAGAAATTTGGGCACAGCTATGCTGGTATTTGGACAAGTTTGTTTAAAAATAAATTATTGAAAGGAGAATTAATATGATATTTTTAAGTGATGATGCGTTCAGTTATATAAAAAGAAATTACATGAAAACGTGTATAGTGTTATTTATGGGTTTTGCATGCTTGTATACTATATCTAAAAAGGTAAATGAGCAAGAAGAAAAAATAAATAATCTCACTAAAAAAGTTGAGGAGTTGAAGCCAAAGAAAGGAGACTAGAAGGATATGGTGGATTTTTTAATCATATCTACACGTTCTACCAAAAAGGGTACTGAGATATTTCCAAAATTCCGTTTATATCCTAAGTCTAAAGATTTAATGATTCGAGGTGGCGATTTTTATGCTGTTTGGATTGAAGAACGAGGTTTATGGTCTACTAATGAAGACGATGCGTTAGCTATAATTGATAATGAATTAAAGAAGTATGCGGACGATTTCATTGACAAACATCCAGAAGAATATGTTAATATTCTATATACTTGGGATTCAAGTACAGGTTCCATAGATCAATGGCATAAATATTGTCAAAAACAAAAGAGAGATTCATTCGAAATGTTGGACGAAACTCTTATATTTTCAAATACTGAAACTAACAAGAGTGATTATGCAAGTAAACGATTACCATATCCTCTTGAAGAAGGTAACATCGATTCATATTTGAAATTGGTGTCTACTTTATATTCTGACGAAGAACGTCATAAACTTGAATGGGCTATTGGTTCGGTCATAACTGGTGACTCAAAGCATATTCAAAAGTTTTTAGTTCTTTATGGTGCAGCAGGTACGGGTAAATCAACTGTACTAAATATAATACAAAAATTATTTGAAGGTTATTATTCAGTGTTTGATGCCAAAGCATTAGGTTCTGCTAATAATACTTTTGCTTTGGAAGCATTCAAATCTAACCCATTAGTAGCTATTCAACACGATGGTGATCTATCTAGAATTGAAGATAACACAAGATTGAATAGTTTAGTATCACACGAATTAATGACTGTTAATGAAAAATTTAAATCAACATATTCTAATAGATTTAAATGTATGTTATTTATGGGTACAAATAAACCTGTACGTATTACAGATGGTAAGTCTGGTTTAATAAGAAGACTTATTGATGTATCACCAACAGGAAACAAGTTAGATGTAAAAGAATATAATAGACTTGTTAAACAAATAGACTTTGAACTGGGTGCAATTGCTTGGCATTGTAAAGAAGTATATTTGTCTGATCCAGGTTACTATGATCATTATATACCAACTTCTATGATTGGTGCATCGAATGATTTTTATAACTTTGTTATAGATGCATATCATATATTTAAAAGAGAAGATGGTACTACTTTAAAAGCAGCTTGGGAAATGTATAAAGCATATTGTGACGATGCAAAGGTACCATATCCATTATCACAAAGAGCTTTTAAAGAAGAGTTAAAGAACTACTTTAAGAATTATGACGATAGATTTAATTTTGAAGATGGATCTAGAGTTAGAAGTTATTATAGTGGTTTTAAGACAGATATATTTGATAAAGATGAAAAAAAACCCGGTGAGAAAAAATCGGAAAACAATTCCTATATTATAGATTTTAAAGAACAAGAATCTATATTTGATAAGGAATGCACTGATTGTCCAGCACAATACGCCTCTAGTAAGGAGACGCCTAGTAAGAAGTGGGACGATGTAAAAACAACATTAAAAGACATAAACACTAGTAAAGTCCACTATGTTAAAATTCCAGAAAATCATATTGTCATTGACTTTGATTTAAAAGATGAAACTGGTAAGAAATCTTTTGAGAAAAATTTAGAAGCAGCTAGTAAATGGCCAACAACATATGCTGAACTATCTAAAAGTGGAAGCGGTATTCATCTACATTATATTTATAAAGGGGATGCTACTAAATTAGCTAGAGTTTATGCCGATAGTATTGAAATTAAGGTATTTACTGGTAAGAGTTCTTTAAGGAGAAAATTAACTAAATGTAATAATGAACCTATAAGAAGTATATCTTCCGGTTTACCTACGAAAGGAGAAAAACCAATGGTAAGTGCAAATGTTATTCAGAGTGAAAAAGGTTTAAGAGCTTTAATTGAAAGAAATCTTAACAAAGAAATTCACCCTGGAACAAAACCAAGTTGTGACTTTATATACAAAATATTAGAAGATGCATACGAACAAGGATTAAAGTATGATATTTCTGATATGAAAAACGAGATATTTGCATTCGCTGCACATAGTACAAATCAATCAGATTATTGTATTAAACTTGTAAAAAAAATGCACTTTAAATCAGATGAAGCTTCAGCACCTGTTGATGCAAGTAATGAAGCTATAGTATTTTATGATATAGAAGTCTTTCCAAATTTATTATTAGTAAATTGGAAAAAACAAGGAGAAGGAAATAAAATTGTACGAATGATTAATCCTAGTCCTAGTGATATTGAAGAATTACTACAGTTCCGATTGGTAGGATTTAACTGTCGTAGATATGATAATCATATTATCTATGCTAGATTGTTAGGATATTCTAATGAACAATTATATAATCTATCTCAAAGAATTATTAATGGGGAAAGAAATGCTTTCTTCGGCGAAGCATATAATTTAAGTTATACTGATATTTATGATTTCGCATCAGCTGGTAACAAGAAATCTCTTAAGAAGCTAGAGATCGAAATGGGTATTCATCACAAAGAATTAGGATTACCTTGGGATCAACCAGTACCAGAAGAAAAATGGATTGAAGTAGCAGAATATTGTGATAACGACGTTATTGCAACGGAAGCTGCTTGGAATTATTTACAAGCTGATTGGTTAGCTAGACAAATTCTAGCAGAGTTATCTGGAATGAGTGTTAATGATACTACAAATACATTAACAACAAGAATTATATTTGGTAGTGAAAAGAAACCTCAAGACAAATTTTGTTATAGAGATTTATCACAACCAGTATTTGAAATACATCCAGATGTAGAAGAATTCTTAGACGAAGCTTGTCCAGAAATGACGGCTCAAGCTCATGGACCAGAAAATAGTCTTCTACCATATTTTCCAGGATACAAATATGAAAATGGTGTATCCACATATAAAGGAGAAGAAGTAGGAGAAGGTGGTTACGTTTATGCAGAACCAGGTATACATAAAAATGTTGCATTATTGGATATAGCATCAATGCATCCTCATAGCATTATAGCAGAATGTTTATTTGGACCAGAATTTACTAAACGATTCAGAGATATTGTAGAGGGTCGTGTAACAATTAAACATGAAGATTGGGATGCTTTGAATGATCTTCTAGATGGAAAATTGACACCATTTGTAGAAAGAGTTAAAAAGGGAGAATTAACATCTAAACAATTAGCTAATGCTTTAAAGACAGCGATTAATTCTGTATATGGTTTAACATCTGCAAACTTTGATAATCCATTCAGAGATGTTAGAAATAAGGATAATATTGTTGCTAAACGTGGAGCATTATTTATGATAGATTTAAAAGAAGAAGTCCAAAAGAGAGGATTCACTGTTGCTCATATTAAGACAGATTCTATCAAAATTCCTGATGCAACACCAGAGATTATACAATTTGTTATGGAGTTTGGTGAAAAATATGGTTATACATTTGAACATGAGGCTACATACGATAGAATGTGCTTAGTAAATGATGCTGTTTATATTGCTAAATATAAAGATGGTGGTTGGACAGCTACAGGGACACAATTCCAAATTCCTTATGTATTCAAAACATTATTCAGTAAAGAACTTATTGAATTTGATGATATGTGTGAAACTAAATCTGTTACAAGTTCATTATATTTGGACATGAATGAAAATCTTCCAGATGTAACAGCTGAGGAAAAACAAGTAGATAAATATAATCAAATGTTAAAGAAAGGACAAATATCTGAAGGAGAATATAATACCGAGGTTACAGCTTTAAAGAAAATAATCGAAACTGGACATGATTACAGATTTATTGGAAAAGTTGGAAACTTCTGTCCTATATTACCAGGCAAAGGCGGAGGATTATTAGTACGCGAAAAAGACGGAAAATATTATGCTGCTACTGGAAGTAAAGGTTATAGATGGCTTGAGTCTGAAATGATTAGAGGAACTAATGAAGCGTTTATAGATAGACGATATTATGATGAATTAGTTAATGAAGCTATCAAAACTATTGAACAGTATGGAGACTTTGAGATGTTTGTAACCGATACTGATGAATAATATTCCTACTTATGAGGAATTAAAAGAAATAAAAACATACAAGACATACGATATCTTCTTTCCAGTATTCGGTGGATATTTTAGACTAACCGTTAATGAAAACGGTGAAAGAAATATAGCCATGGATTATTTGGAAGGAGGATATCTGTCTAGTATTATTAGAAATTTTAATTCAGAGTATATTTTCAATAAATTGTATAAATTCAATAAGAAAAATTATAATGGTTTATTAAAGCTTTATAAAGAAATGTTAGAAGTTGCTTATAAAGAATTAGGTGAACAACTTAAAAATAACGCGTAAAAAACAGCCTTTCTTATAGAGAAAGGAGAATTAATTATGGGATTCAAAAAAGGTAGTGTTGGTGCTATATTAATGGAGGACTTAAATAGTTTAAGAAAGGATAGAGATGTATTGATCGAAGAATTAAAGGATCAATATCCATCTAGTAAAGATCTTGAATTTATTACAAGTACAATCACAACATATAACGCCATCATTAAAGAATTAGAACATATAATTGATAAAGCAAAATTAACCAGAGAGTCTGAATAAGGCTTTTGGTTTTAATTTTATTCGCGTATTTTACACACCTTATAATGAGAAAGAAAGGAGAATAATTTATGAAAGAAGTTATTAAAAAATCTATGTTATATGGATTGGTAGGTGTGCCAGTATTTATGATTTCAGTTGCAGTAAGTAACGGAATTATAAAAGGGGTATCACAAGCTATCTCTAAACATAAAAACAAATAAATAATTATTCAAAAGTAACTATTGGTGTAATTAGCTTACACCTTTAGTTTTAATTTTATGAAAGGAAGGATTTAAAATGAAAATTAATAACAGAGGAAATATTCTAGAAATAGAAGATGCTAGAATTATATTCAGAAACTTTGCCGGAGTAGGCAGTAAATATAATAGAGAGGGAGACAGAAATTTTGCTGTAATTATTCCTAATGAAGATATTAAGGATCAATTAGTAGCTGATGGATGGGCTGTTAAAATTAAACCACCAAGAGAAGAAGGTGAAGAACCTTTCATGTATTTACCTGTAAAGATTAAGTTTAATAATAGAGGACCAGCTGCTTACGTTGTATCTGGTGATCAAGTTACAAAACTTAATGAAGACACAATTGATATGTTAGACGAAATTGATATTCAATCAGTTGACATGGATATTCGTCCATACGATTGGGAAGTTAATGGTAAAGAAGGCAGAAGCGCATATCTTCAAGCTATTAATGTAATCCAAAATATTGATAGGTTTGGTGCTAAATATGCAAACAGAGAACAATAAAACAGTTACTGGTGCACTTAACAATTATCATGTCACATTAAAAGATGACGATTTCTTAGATGCTATGAGATATTGTTATAATGATATTTTATCAGTTGAAAAATATAAAGCATCTATGGAATTAAGAGTTGATATTCCAGGAATGATAGACAGGGTTATATTTAATGACCCTGCCACTATCATACTGTGGAAAGATGGAAGTAAAACTGTTGTAAAAAGATCAGATGATGATATTTGGGATCCTGAGAAAGGATTTTGTATGGCTATAATTAAAAAGCTATATGGTCACACAAGTTTTATAAAGAAATTTATGGAACCAGATGAAGAAATGTCAATTCTAACTGTAGAAGAGACATGTGAAAATTTAAAAAATTTTGGTAAAAAGTTAAAAGACGTAATGGGTAAAGGAGGAAAGAAATGATATGGATCCATTAATGAAAGAAAAAACTTTAGAAGAAAAAATAAACGATCTTAATCATTTAGATGGTGTTAGTTTAGAAGATACTATTGAACTAATGAAAAGTGATGATTATAAAGAAAGATTTGTTGCTGAATATATGCAAACAAAAATCAGATATAATAATTTACACAGAATGATAGTACAATACGAGGCTGGTACTTTAGCATTTGAACCAGTTACTCCAATATTAACATTAAAGAATCAAAAATCTTTTATGGGACAATATTTAAACCAATTAGAAATTAGAGCTGAAATAGAAGGTATTAAGTTACCAAACTGTTAGTTTATATTTTAGAGTAATTTCGAAAGGTATCTATATTTATGGAAACTGACTGGAGAGAAAAATTAATCACTCCAAAGAAACCTTTTAAAGGCGAAGTAATTGAAATTGGTAAAATGCTGTCTAAAGAATATTTCCGAATTTATTTGGAAGATAATAATAAAAATCTAGAAGTTTTAGAGGATGATATTATCATAATGGGATTCAAAGAATTTGAAGACACTTATGTAATGTTATTAGCTCTTCCGAAGCTACCAGATTATTATTGTGAAATGACTTTTAGTATTAGTGATAAAAAGTTATTACAAACTAATATGTATAGAAAGGTCATATTGTAAGGGGGTTATGTAGAATGAAAAAAGAAGAATTTATAAATATGTGCAAACGAATGGTTATAGAATATTATAATCGGTATGTTCATATGGTAGATAATCCGACCATTACAATAGACAATGTTAATCTGTTAGAGCTCGAAAACTCCAAAGATGATATTCAAGAAGCATTGTTAATGGTAGATATAGATCCATGGTTACAGTATAAAGTTATTTATAACCCAAATGCTAAGAATAAAAAGGATCAACAAGAAATAATAAGTTATACTATTTATACATAAGGAGGTGCAAATATGAGTGCTAAGTACGATGAATATATTATTGAACATAAGTCAAATGTAACCAAAGCTTATGATTGGTTATGCAAAAATTTACCAGAAATATTTCCAGATGAAGCTGTTAAGTCTATGGTAGAATGGCAATGCACTAATGCTCATGATCAATCTAAATATGATAAAGAAGAGTACGATGCTTATGATGCATATTTCTATGGAAATCGTTCATACGAAGTAGTACAAAACTTTAATTATGCTTGGTTACAACATATTCATAAGAATCCTCATCACTGGCAACATTGGATACTAATTAACGATGATTCAGAACTAGGTATTGTAGCATTAGAAATTCCACTTAATTATATTATTGAAATGATATGTGATTGGTGGAGTTTTAGTTGGAAATCAGGTAATCTTTATGAGATATTTGATTGGTATGCTAAACACAGAGATGGAATACAAATGAATGCTACATCAAGAAGAATTGTTGAGGATATTCTGAATAAGATGCGTACAAAGCTAGATGATATTTATGGGTAAACCATTCTTATATGATTATCAAATGGATGCAGTTAATAAAATGAAAAATGGCTGCATATTAAATGGAGGAGTTGGTTCTGGTAAGTCTAGGACCGCTCTCTACTATTATTTTAAGGAGCAAGGGGGTAGTATGGATCCTATATTTATGCCCATGAAAATACGCCCAAAAGACCTTATAATAATAACTACAGCTCGAAAAAGAGATACTTTAGAATGGGAAGGAGAATTAGCAAACTTTTTAATGTCTACTGACGAGAAACAGTATAAACGATATGGGAATCATATTTGTGTAGATTCTTGGAACAATATTAAAAAGTACGCTGATATTACTGGAGCATTCTTTATATTTGACGAGCAAAGAGTAGTCGGATCAGGAGCTTGGGTTAAAGCATTCTTAAAAATAACTAAATCTAACGATTGGATATTATTAAGTGCTACCCCTGGGGATACCTGGTCAGATTATATTCCAGTGTTCTTAGCGAATGGTTTTTATAAAAATAAGACAGAATTCGGACGAGAACACATAATTTATTCGAGATTTACAAAGTATCCAAAAATCGATAGATATATTAATACTGGAAGATTAATACATGAACGTAATAGTATATTAGTAGACATGGACTTTAAAAGACAAACTATAGCTCACCATGAAGATGTATATGTAAATTACGATAAATTTAAATTTAGAGATGTTATGAAAATGAGATGGAATCCTTATACGAACGAACCTATCAAACAAGCAAGTGAATTGTGTTATATTTTGAGAAGGATTGTTAATGAGGATGATTCTAGAATTATAGCATTAATGGAGATTCTTGAAAAATGTCCAAAAGCTATTATATTCTATAACTTTGATTATGAACTTGAAATGTTGAGAAATCTACATATTCAATACGGATTAGATGAAGAGGTAGAGATAGCAGAATGGAACGGACACAAACATCAAGAAATACCAAAAGGATCACGATGGTTATATTTGGTTCAATATACTGCTGGTGCAGAAGGTTGGAATTGTGTGACAACGGACACTATTATATTTTACAGCCTTAACTATTCTTACAAGATCTTGTCTCAAGCTTGTGGTAGAATAGATAGACTAAATACACCATATACTGATTTATATTACTATCATCTAAAAAGTAGAAGTGGTATAGATTTAGCTATATCTCGAGCATTAGATGATAAAAAGACATTTAATGAGACAAAATATATTAAATGGTAAGGATACTGCATATGACTATACAAGAAAAGATTATCGTTTATGAAAGAAAATATATTTGTTGTAAAGCAAATCGTAAATATATAAAGGCTTTATTTTATTATTTATTATTTCGCTATTATGACAAGAAAAGTTGGTAAGAAGGAGTATATATATTGAGAAAAGTTTGTAAAATAATATTAATAATATTGTTTTATGTATTTATGTTTTGGGGTTTGGTAAACGGAGTAAAATCTGTATTACATAAAACTAATAAATGCAATTGCAATTGTGATAAAACTGAAAAAGTGGTAGAGGTAATGAAGAAAGAACCAATGGAAAGCATTAAAATTGAGGTAAAAGAAAACGCGATTACAAAAACAGTAGATAATGAAGCTAAAAAGACTAGTAATAATAAACTCAAAAAGACTAGTAATAATAAACTCAAAAAGACCAGTAATAATAAAATTAAAAAGACCAGTAATAATAAAATTAAAAAGACCAGTAATAATAAAATTAAAAAGACAATATCAAAAACAACTAAAAGTAATATAAAAAAAGTATCTAATAAAAAAGTTTCAAAAAGTGATTATAAAAAATATGCACATGATTTGATTATTAATACTTATAAGTGGTCTGAAGCAGATTATTCAGCGTTAGTAAAATTGTGGAATAAAGAATCAGGCTGGAATCCTAATTCACATAATAGTAGTTCTGGTGCGCATGGAATACCACAAGCTTTACCTGCTAGTAAAATGAAATCTGAAGGTTCTGATTATTATACCAACGGATATACACAAATAAGATGGGGTTTAAAATACATTAAAAATAGATATGGAACACCATCTAAAGCATGGCGACATTTTCAAAACAAAAATTGGTATTAAATATATTTGGTTAAAGGAGATACTATAGAAAAAATGAAAAGAGATAAAATAATAAGCAAGATGAATTATTTACTTAATGATGAAGAAGAAAAATTAAAAGAAAAGAAACGTAGAGAAAAACAATTAAAATGTGAAGAAGAAGCTAGAAAAAGAAGAATCATTGTAAAAGACATATTTGATCTAACAGAAAAATATGAAGATTACAATATTAGTGTAGACAATTATTATAAAATTGCAACTTTAAAAAAACCATTAGAGGTTAAATACCTAGCTCAATTTAGATATGATTGCAAATTTCTAGGTTTTAAATGCGAAATTGATAGCGGAACTGCAGAAGATCTTGTATATTATAGAGTTTCACGTATATAATAAAAGAAAAGGAGAATAAATCATGAGTTTTATAGATATATTTAGAAAGAAAAAAGAAGTAAAAAAACCAGAAAAAAATCCTCATTGGGATTGTGATAGAGTAATTCTTAATAAAAATATTGAATATCAAGGTATAGGTGGTAAAACAGCTTATGTTGAGAAAGAAGTAACTATAGATGATATTTTAGAAAGGGTATTGAATTATAATATAGCAGCTTTAAATTTTGCTAAAAGAAGACCCGATTTATTTAGAGATTTTGAAGATATGAATATACCTAATGACAAATTGGTTAAACGTAAAGCTAAATATAAAAGTATGAAATATTATTATGTCAAAGTTTACCAAAGTAACGACAAAAGCAGTGTTTGTCTAGGATATTTTATAGCATCAGACGAATACTCAGAATATATTAAATCCAAAGATGTAAAGGAGAAATCAATATGAATTTAACATTTTTCACTAATGGGTGGAGCGTATTAGCTTTATTCGTTATTTGTTGGTGTATTGAAAAAATTGTACAAGATATTGTGTTTGGTATAAGTGTTACAAAAAGTATTAAACATATGAAAGATATTCCAGATGAACAAAGAGGAGCTATTATCGAACATCTATTTAATAAAGAAATGAAAGATAAGGTACAAAAATAATGAGAATTGTAGTATCTTATTTTTATCATGTAAGACATTTTAAGCCTTATATGATTCCGTTTTCTACTGCTGTATGGGATCCAGCATGGTATCATGATTTTAAAAGAGATCATAATTACACATATATAGATAAAAACGGAGTATTAAATGGCTTAAGAACACCATTTTTAAAACCTGGTCAGAAATGTAAAGGTTTATGTTCAGGACCAGAATTATGTCAAACTTTATTTGGTCATCCAATACCAGATGAATGTTTATTTTTAAAGGAGTATAAGGCACAGTTAGGACGATTGGATTTTGAGAGTGTTAAATCTACTTTAGAAGGACAAGCAAGAATGGTAAAAGATTATTTAGGATTTAAGGAGGAGCCTGTAATTGTATTATTAGTACATGAGGCTCCAAATAATCCTTGTAGTGAGCGATGGGCTCTAAAAGATTGGTTCTTAGACAATGGTTATATTTTAGAAGAATATGATCAGAAAAATTTTGAGGAGGAATATTATGAGAGTAATGATTAGTCAACCAATGAATGGTAGAAGAAATGATGATATTAAAAAAGATAGAGATGAAATAATAGATAGATTTAAAAAATTACATATTGATGTTATTGATTCTCTTATAGAAGATACTGCTGATCCAAAAACATATAATGAATATCATCCAGCATTATATTACTTAGCAAGATCTATAGAATTGATGGGTCAAGTTGATGCCGTATATTTTTCTGATGGATGGCAAGAAGCCAGATGTTGTAGAATAAAACACGAAATTTGTAATGAGTATGGAATCAAATGTTTATATTCTGACTTCTTTAATAATGATAAAAATTATACAGTATCAACAAGTAATATTAAGGAGGAATATTATGGAAACAATAGATCATATCGTAGAATTTGATAAGTATTGTAAAACTTGCAAATTCAGAGATAAAAACGATAAAAAAGGAGAAGAGCCTTGTAACGAGTGTTTGAATAACCCAGCTAATCAAGACTCTAGAAAACCAGTCAATTATAAAGAAGACTCTGAAGAGATAGAAAGACTGGAGAAAGAAGAAAAGAAAAAATTAGAAGAAAATAATAAGGAATAGAAGAGGTTTATATTTATGAAAAAACAAAAGAGATTTATAGATTTTAATCAAAGATTAGATAATGCTGTAGCAAATTGTAAAAAGAAATGTAAATGTGGTCACACAAAAGTTGTACCATATTCAAGTAAGTATGACTATATATTATGTTCTTGGTGTGGTGGGCGTTTATATTTTGATGATAATAAGCAAAAAGAGTATGATGATAGAGTAGCTAAAAACGATTTTGTGTTTAATTTAAATAAATGTTTAGAAAAGAGGAATAAACAAATGGATGAGAAAGAGAAAAAAAGTAGGACTATAAATAAGAAAAAGCTTAAGAGAAAATATTTTAAGTCTAATAATGAATATTTTAAATTTTGTAATAAACCATCTATAAAAATATATTTTGTATATTTTATAGAGAAATCTGGAAACATTGCTGTGTATTATGGTGCTAGATTAGGAAGACCACCAAAAAATAGAAAAAGAAACATAGAGACATCCAAAAGACATTCCTCTTATAAACATTATAATATATAAAAGGAGTTCTTATGACTGGAGAAGAAATTGAAGAAATTTTAAAAAAATCTAGTAAAAAAGATTAAAATTTCTGCCCACTTTTGGGTTCTAAAACCGGGCTTCTGCCCACTTTTTCTGGGCACAGAGCTGGCCGAAAAATGACTTGGTCAATTTCTGCCCAAAAAACTTGGGCTTTTGCCCACTTTTTTTTGAAAAGTGTCCACGCTGTAACCCTTTATTTATAAGGGTTTGCGGCGTTTCTGCCCGCTTTCCCACTTTTATACCCCCATTAATTAAAAAAAGAGAAAATATATACTATAGTATATAAATTCCAAAATATAAAAAGAGTTAAAGAAAAAAGTGGGTTTTTGACCAAAACCTAAAAATATACAAAAAGGAGGATGAATGCGATGACGAACGACATTACTGAATATTTATACAAATATGTTATAAATAATAATCCGTTTATTAATGAAGAAGACATTTTGTCGTACGAAGCTTTAAACAAACATGACCTATTAATTACTTTTAGAAATGGTAATAAAGAAATATATGACACATTTAGCAATACCAGTCGCAGAGTTAATCGTATTGATCAAACACAGACCGACGATTCACAGATGCGATTAAATTTCAGAAGAAGACTTCAAACAATCATGAATCGTAAATGGGTTACTCAAGAAGAGTTAGCTCGAAGAATAAATTCTACACAACCAATGGTTAGTAGATATTTAACAGGACAATCTATACCAAGTGCATTGACTTTGAAAAAAATAGCTGATGCATTAGATTGTAGTGTTAACGATTTCTATGATTATTTTTTATAGTCTTTTTTTCTTACTCGCGTGAAAAACATGTCCTTTAATAGAGAGAGAAGGAATAAAAAGGCCGTTGCTGCTTAAAATGCACAACCCCTTTTCTATTTTTCTTACTCAATACAACAGGAGGATAGAATATGGGGAAATTAGAAAACGAATTTCAAGCTAATTTGAAAAAAGAATTAAAATCTATATTTCCAGGTTGCGTTGTTACTAAATTAGATTCCGGAGATATTCAAGGTATCCCCGACCTTTTGGTTTTGTATGAAGATAAATGGGCCACTCTAGAATGCAAAAAATCTAAAAAAGCAAAGAAACAACCCAATCAAGAATATTACGTTAATCAAATGAATGAGATGTCATATTCTAGATTTATTTATCCTGAGAATAAAGAAGAGGTTTTAAGCGAGCTTCGAGAAAAGTTTAAAAAATAACAGAGTTAAATGAAAGGAGATAACTATGGTATTTAATAAACATGAAAATCTTGAAGGCCTACATGCACCTTTTGGTGCGAGTAAATCATCATGGTTGAGATATACCGATGATAAGGCTTTAGAAGTGTACAAAAACTTGCGTGCAGCCGAGAAAGGTACACTATTGCATGCTTGGGCTAAAAGCACTATTGATTTAGGAATAAAGCAACCTCGCTCTAAGAAAACTATTTATGCGTATGTAAATGACGCAATTGGTTTTCAAATGAGTACTGAAGTTGTGTTATTTTACTCGCCATATTTCTTTGGCACTGCTGACTCTATATCCTTTAGAAATAATTTCCTAAGGATACATGATTTAAAAACAGGAGTCACACCAGTTCACATGGAACAGCTATTGATATATGCAGCTTTATTTTGTTTGGAATATAAAATCAAACCTGGTGAAATTCAGATAGAGTGTCGTATATATCAAAACGACGATATCCTTGTAGCTAATCCAACTGCCGAAGATATTGGTCCTATCATAGACAAGATAGTCCATTTAAATAAAATGTTAGAACAAAATGAAGGGAGGTTATAACTATGAATGTTATTGCTGAAGAAATTAAATCCTACATTGGATCGGCGCAAATGTCCGATGAAGAATTTTTAGAACATTATGGTATGCCTCGTCGTTCAGGAAGATACCCTTGGGGTTCCGGAGATGATCCATATCAGCATGAACCCGATTTCTTGAGCAGAGTTGAACAGTTAAAGGCCAAAGGCTGGCAGGAAACTCCAGAAAATATTAAAAAAGAATTTGGTCTAACTACCTCTCAATACAGAATAGAAAAATCTATTTGTAATGATGAAAGAAAAGCTTTAGATATTGCTAGAGCTAAATCATTAAAAGAAGATGGATTAAGTACTTCAGAAATTGGTAGAAGAATGGGTGTTAATGAATCGACAGTCAGAGGTTGGTTTGATCAGGAACAAAAAGCTAGATATAATCAATCTAAAGCTACTGCTGAATTTCTGAAAAAACAAGTTGATCAAAAGAAAATGATCGATGTTGGTAAAAACACAGAGTTTGATTTAAATGTCTCAAGAGAGAAATTAGATACTGCTCTTTATCTTTTGGAACGAGAAGGATATCATGTATATGGTGGTCGTGTTCCTCAACCAACAAATAAAGATCAGATGACAACTTTAAAAGTCCTTGCTGCACCAGATGTAGATCATAAGGAAATATTCAACTATGATAAGATTCAAACTATTAATGATTATATCACGAGAGATGGTGGAGATACTTATGAAAAGAAATTTCACTATCCAGCTAGTTTAGATTCAAAAAGAGTAAAAGTTTTATTAAAAGATGAAATTGGTCCTGATGGTTTACCAGGAGAAGCACAAGATGGTGTTATACAGATACGAAGAGGTGTGAAAGATTTAGATTTAGGAAATTCTAGATATGCACAAGTTCGTATTTTAGTTGATGGAGATAAATATCTTAAAGGTATGGCTGTTTACTCAGACAATATGCCTGATGGATATGACATAGTATTTAATTCTAACAAAACTAACAGAGAAGATGCTTTTAAGAAAATAAAGAATGATCCAGATAATCCATTTGGTGCCGCTATAAAACCTAGTACTGAAGGTGGACAATATTGGTATACTGATAAAGATGGTAAGAAAAAATTAGGTCTTATAAATAAAACTAGAGAAGAAGGAGATTGGGAAAAATGGAAAGATACATTACCTTCTCAATTTTTAGCAAAACAATCCAAATCTCTAGCTGAAAAGCAATTAAATTTGGCCAAAGCTAACAAAGAAGCAGAATATGATGAAATAATGTCTCTTACTAATCCAACAGTCAAAAAATATTATTTAGAAAAATTCGCCAGTTCTTGTGATTCAGCCGCTGCAGATTTAAAAGCTGCTGCTTTACCTGGACAAAAATTCCATGTAATTTTACCTATTAATTCGTTGAAAGATGACGAAATATTTGCTCCACAATATAAAGATGGTAGTAAAGTAGCATTGGTAAGATATCCACATGGTGGAACATTTGAAATACCAATTTTAACAGTAAATAATAAAAATAGTCAAGCTAAAAGAATAATCGGCGTTGATAGTATTGATGCTGTAGGTATTAAGAAATCAGTTGCAGATCGTTTATCTGGAGCAGATTTTGATGGAGATACTGTTATGGTTATTCCTACTCATGATAGAAAAGGAAAAGTAAAAATAACTAGTACTCCAGAACTACCAGGATTAAAAGGGTTTGATACAAAATCGTATAAGTATGATGAAGTAAGAACTGATAAAAATGGTAAAGAGCATTACTATAGAAATGGTAAAGAGTTTAAGATTATGAAAAATACTAATACTCAAATGGGTATTATTTCAAATCTTATAACTGATATGACTATTCAAGGAGCTTCTAATGATGAATTAGCTAGAGCCGTTAGACACTCAATGGTTGTTATCGATGCTGAAAAACATAAATTAGATTATAAGCAAAGTTATGTTGAAAATAACATCTCACAATTGCAAAGAAAGTACCAACCAAAATTTGATAAAGATGGCAATGTAATTCGTGGTGGTGGAGCATCAACAATATTCTCTAGAGCTAAAGGAGTAGTACAAGTAGATAAAAGAAAAGGTCAAGCTAAGATTAATATAAAAGGAAAATCTTGGTATGATCCATCTAGACCTGAAGGTTCGTTAATATATAGCAAAGCAGACGATAAAGATTTATACTATGCTTTAGACAAATATGATAAGAAGACAGGTGTAAGAACTCTTTATACTACTGATGGTAAGCAGATCAAATATGATACAACCTCTAAGGGTGATAGTAAAAAATATGCTCCAGTCATGAGAAAAGATAAAAAGACTGGTGAAGTATATTTTACAAATGCCGATGGGTCTATTAAATATAAAACAAAGGCCCGTACACAAGATGTTACAAATATGTCTAATACCGATGATGCTATGACATTAATATCATCTTATAGGCATCCTAAGGAAATAGTCTATGCAGAATATGCTAATAGTATGAAAGCTTTAGCAAATAAAGCTAGAAAATCAATGGTGTCTACTGGTAATTTAAAATATGATCCTAATGCTAAGAAAATATATGCCAAAGAGGTATCTGAACTAGAAGTCGCTTTAAATAACGCGCTAAAAAATAGCGTAAAAGAAAGAACAGCTACTAGATTTGCTGCATCAGAAATAAATGAGAGAAAAAGAAATCAACCAGATTTAAAAAATGAAGATATAAGGAAATTGAGTCAAAGATCTATGTCTAAATATAGAGAACAGGTAGGAGCTGCTACAAGACGTGAAAGAAATATAACTATTACTGATCGTCAATGGGAAGCTATCCAAGCTGGAGCCATAAGTGAAAATAAACTTAAGAATATCCTAGCCAATTCAGACCCCGACTCCCTTAGACAAAAAGCAATGCCTAGAAAAACATCTGGGCTTACTAATGCTCAAGTTGCCCGTATTCGCGCTATGAATAATTCAAATTTCACTATCAATCAGATTGCTGAAAAAATGAATGTTTCACCTAGCGTGGTATCAAAGTATTTGAAAGGAGCTGATTAGAATGAATGAAAATAATCTTGAAAGAAGAGTTAACATTACAACAGTTGACAATCCTTTTGATCCTTTTGATGACTTTGATCATTGGTTTCAGTTCGATACTGAGAAAGGCTATTACACAAGTTCAAAGCTTGCAAGATTAACAAACTTGCGAAACGATATGAGTGAGGCTGAAGAAGCTGAAGAAATAGAAAGAGCGATTGATCGCTTAATTGAAATTGATCCATTTGATATGTATATAAAGGTGACACGTAACGATGATAAAGAGGGTAGGGGGGAGTCTTAAAATAAACACCCCCTCCCGATAT